ATGTTGTCTTTACTAGATAAAGTAGGGTAGTGGACGATAAACTCGATGTATCCGGCGGAGCTGTTGACCCACCTCTTAGAAATCGAGTGGTAGTGCGCGATTTTCTTGTCTTCAACTAAGAGCGCATCTTCTACAGCTTTGAGCAAATTTGAAAGGTCTGGGCGTTGTTGGTGCAGCTGTCCATTCATTTCTTTTTTCTTATAATTCGTCCAGCTTTTGGGGGTAGGTATGTAGAAATGTATTTCTAATCCTTGTTCAGGGAACTCAAAGTTTTTTCTTCTGGCAATCTCTCTTAGGTCAGCTTTATAATCGTTGTATCTTTCAAGCTGGTTTCTTCTCCTAAGACCAGAAGGGTAGAGCTTATCCTTTGGTATACGAAAAAATATCCGGTCATTTTGCGTGGCCCGGATATTCGTTTGAGGAGTGATGTTAAAGAAGTATTTCTTAGGCTTCACCTGTATGTATTTTTTCAAATTCTTGTAACCATTCGCGGCATTGTTCGACTCGCTGGTATATATTGTTTATTAGCTCTTCGTCACGCTCTACTTTAAATCTAACCAGACGTTCTTGAAGAGGTATTTCATCAAATGTCATATTGTTTTCAAGACGATTGATTACTCGCTTATAGTCGGCATTCTCTTCAGTAGCCGGGTTCATTGTACGAAAGATTCGGTTCTTTTCTCCGTTAATGATTTCTTGCGGCATATTGACTAGAACATAACATACTTCGGCTTCCTTAGCTCCGGTAAGAGCCATATAACCTTGGACTTGGTAGAAATATAATGGGTTGAGTGGGGAACCGATGTTACTCAATAGGCTTGCACCATCCCAAGATGATTTAATGTCGATAATTTTTTCAGGGTTACCATTTTGGGAACTCACGATAATGTCTGGTTCGCCAGTTAAATATTGATTCTGGAATCTTTCTTCGTTTTTTGAATAGGGAATTCCATCTACTCGGCTTAACAGCATTATTGATTCGTCTTCAACGGAGCGTCCTTTGATTGTGTACTTACTTCTTTCAGAACCACCTACTGATTCCTTACCGTATTTGTAGTACATATACACTTCTTTGAGGTAAGTTTTGCAAGTGTCTGATAGTGAGGGAATTGCAGATTTCTTCTCAAGCAAAAGTTGAAGTGTTTCTTCCTGCTTATCTGTGCGTTTCTCAAGAAGCTGCAATCTTTCAAGTTCTAAAGCCTGTTTTTCTGTAAGTACAGACCCTCGGCCATTAGCCATAATTTTTCCGATGCAGCTACAGCGGATAAATGCGTTGTTCCAGTTTGTCATTGTATTAAAATTTGGTAATTATCGGTATTTTTCCTGTTTTAGCCAATAATTTTAGCAGTTTTTGCAAGCTCACGAAGCCGTGTTTCATACAAATCACGCAATTCGTTGGGAGTTTTCTTATCGTAAACCACCAATCTATATGATTTTAGCTCATCGTAAGTAGCACATTGAGACAACTGGCGCGATAATTGGGCTGCAAATTCTTCTGGAGTGAGTTTTACTTCTGTTGGTTCGATGGGAACTTCTGATTCTTCCACTGTTTTGTTAAGATTCTTGCCAAATAACCCGCCAAGTTGCTTCAAGGCGTTCTTTACAGCCATTGAAGAGGCTTTTGGAGTGGCTAGTTCAAGTAATGTGATGTCATTACAGGGAACTGTTGCTATTCCATCCAGTGTTTTAGAGAATTCTGGGATAATAAATGAGCGGAATATGTATTCGACCCGTACAGTGGCCGCAAATCGACCATTTTTATCTTGGTCTATTCGGTAGTCTTTTATTATTACTTGACCCTTTTTGCCAAATATGCGCGTTAAACACGCCTCCATGATGTCTAATGGAATTGTCTTAAATGATTCACCGGGTCTAGCCTTAGACGGAAGCTCAATAATCCACGAAGCAGGTGGTTCAGACTTATCAATTAGGTCGTAAGCTTCGTCAAATTTCTCTTCGGCAACCAATTTGTCAATCTTGGAGAATATCTTCTCTCCCAGCTTGAGCTGTTCTTGAATGTTCATGGTTAAATGATTTAGGTATTGCAAATGTAGGGAAGTGTATACTTAACTTCCAAATATTTTTTTACCAAAAAAAGAGCCCCCTGTAGAAACAGGCGGCCCCATTACCTAAAACATTAAACAATGAAAACAACTGCGTAGTAAAGGTAACGAATTTTTCGGGGTCGGGCGCAGTGTTGTAGTAGACCCCCGCAAAAATGCGGGGGTCGGATTCGTGGGGTTTTAACAAAACTTTAACTGGGTGGGTGCAATATTTCTATTTGCCAAGATTATGTTAAATGTTTAAGATTTAACAAAGTATTAGGGGGTGGGAAGTGGGCATGGCGGGTTTGCCATACATTGCGGGGTTGGGTGGTGGTGGGTTGGCTATCTCTCTCCTATGTGGTAGGGTTGGGTATGGGGCGGGAAGTGGAGGGGCAAGGTCGGGGTCGGGATGCCAAGGGTCGGGGGGAATGGCTCGGCTTCTCCCTTTGGTGTATGTTTGTATGTTATGGAGGGGGGGAAGTAAACAAAATTGTTTATTTAAATGGGTTAACAAAACTTTAGTAAATAAAATTTGTTTTAATTCTAAACATATATATTTTTGTCAAAACATTAAACATGAGCAAATTCAAAGAACTACCAGCAGACGTAGACCTAAATACTTGGGTAACTCAAAAAGCTTTGGCGGATGAGTTAAATAAGACAATTCATACCGTACACAATTGGGTACAGAGAGGTAAAATTGAATGGGGTTTCTTACCGGGGAGCACTATTAAACTTGTAAACAAGGATACTATATCCATTAACTTCAATCACCACAAAAACAAATGATTAAACAACTTAAAGAAAACTGGGCTATATTTTTATTGATTTGGTTTTCCCTATATATGGTTTATGTATCTAGCAACAAGGTTGATATTGCAGAGCGGGAAGTCAAAAAATATAAAGCTGAATTAGATTCTATAAAAAACTTAAATAAATCTATAAAATGATAAAAATTATTGACCCACCATCTGGATGGCTTTACGGGTTCCCCAAAGAAATACCTGAAGACATTAAAGACGTAAAAGGTTGGCTAATTCAAAATGGATACCCCATTGAAGAAATAGAGTCATTGGGTGAGACTTTTATGTATAGATGCTGGTATGAGGGAGATGATGATTAATGATTGTCATCTTATATATTGACAAAAGTTTACCAATTGTAAACCTATAGCCTGACGTGTATAATGTGTATTAAAAAGCACAAAACTGTACCCGTTTGGGTATTACATATCACATTAAAGTGTGATTGAATAAAAAAGAAGGCATTTAATGTTTGAGATAACACAAAAACCACATTAAACTATGAAACAAACAGACAATCCATTAGATGAAAATGGTTATCCTGTGTACGGAGGTTTTAAATATACAAAACAAACAGCAGTAGAATGGTTGGTTGAGCAAATAAAAAAAGACCCAAATTTGAGATTAAGAGGCTTCGATATTGATGGAATAGCAGAACAAGCCAAACAAATGGAGAAAGAGCAGATGAAAGATGCTTACGTTACGGGTCAGTATGATTTGGCAGATAAAAAGTTTAGACCACAAGAATACTACAACGAAACATATAACAAATGACTATAAGTAAATATACTAGTCTTAACTCAATAAGCATACTTCCAGAAATTCATATAAGCTATGACTGGTCTTATGAAGGGAGTTTATGGTATTTGAGCTTAGATATTGGTTGGTTGAAATGGGGTATATGTTTCATATTTATAGAAAGTTAGTTTGCTGATTGCAAACAGAGAACTGTAACAAATTTTTACCATTTTTGTTACAAGAGTTATTTTATCTCAACCCAACGAAAATCGTTGTCCCAAAGGAATCTGGCTGTTTTGCTTGATTCCTTTCTTACTTTGGTTTCGGACCAATCTGGATGCTTAATGTGATAGAATTCGTGGATAATGTACAGCAAATGCCTGTACCCTTCTAGTTTGGTATCTAATTCTATCGTATTTCTTGTAGTATCAGCTAGCCCGTATGCCCTTTCCTTACCTAATGGCCTGTAAATAACCTTGGTTTTTTTATAGGCGCGTGGCATATCAAAGTTTTTTTATAGCTGCTTTTAAGTATATACACTTATCTAAACATTCTTCGTAGGCTTCTTGTAGCCAATCTTTGAGTTCATAATCTTCACGGTCGACGGTTGTGCCATAAGTCTCTAGCCCTTTATTTTCTCTGGAAATCATGTCGTCTATTACCTCTTGTAATATCTTACTAGTCTTCATCATCGTCTTCGGTTAGGTGTTCTAGGGAAGTAATGAAATTAGACATATCATCATAACTTTCCCTGATTAATAACTCTTCCCCTCCGTACAATCTTACCTTACACTCAAGTTCACTTTCTGGGATTTCTATTATACGCTCAATGTCATCAAAATGTACGTTTACTCGTCTGGTGCAATATTTACGCCTTACGGGTAAACCCAAACGCTCTAACGTATCATCTTCTTGGCCAGATTCTACGTACTTTTCTACAAGTTCTATCCGTAGTCCCATGACCAAATTTAACCATTTATTACAGGACTTTGCCCTTAAATATCCTTTTGTTCCTAACTTCAAAACCGTCTTCAGCAGATTCGATAATGGCAAATCCGTGATTCCATTTGTTTATAGGGGAATAGGCGGGATGCAACTCGCTCAAACAGCCTGTAGACCAAGTAGTTGTGATTTTACCGTTCATATCGCTTTCAGTGTGCTCTGATGTCTGATGGTTATGGCCCTGAATGGCAGATGTCTTAGCTCTAAGGAATAGACCCCTAGCCACGTTTACTGGGCTAAAAAAGCCACTAGAAAACTCATGACCGTGGATTATGTTTAATCCATTAAGGTTAATTATACGCTTATCTGAAACATATTCTATCCCTTCAGCACGTGCCTTAATAATATTCTCAAAATCAAATTCTGCAACATCAGTAAGTTCGGCAGCTTTCGACCACAAGAAATGCTGATACCTTTCTTCGTGATTTCCCACTTTAAATATAATTCTTGCACTTGGGAATACAGTCTTTAAAATATCCATGAATTGTTTAAATGCCCCCAACTCATGTGATACACTTCTTTTTTTAGGGTCTCTTACAAATCTAGATAAACCATGAAAATCCAGTGTGTCACCGTTTAGCAAAATACAATCTGGATTTTCTTTTTCAGCAAATTCTAATGCTGCCGTAAGTGCTTCAATAGAATGATATGGTATATGTATATCCGACAAAAGCAAAACCCGTTTAGCATTCAAAATAAACGGGTCGTAATTTGTTTCATCACTTTCTGGAAGAGCGTATGGATTAGAACTTCTGTTTTTTTCCATATAATACTTTGTATTTTGAGTATACGTTTTTATATTTTTTGTGCCCAATTTCCCTTCTATATACCTTAAAGCATACCTTGCGTCTTCTTTGTCTTTAAATAGAAGTTTATTTTCTTCATATATAATTTTGGCCAGTTTAGCCGTAGAAATATCCATTCCATATTTATCTCTATATGACCTACAACAATCTAATCTTGCGCTTTTTTGTTGTCCAATTGGCATAACGTAACATTTGGTTACCAAAGCTACAAACCAAAATTCAATTAAACAAATTTTGGACAAAAAACCCCCACCGTAGAAACGGCAGGGGGCGTTAACCAAAAACAAACACTATATGAGAAAGGGTTAGTCTATGTCATATTTGTAGTGATTATCTGTATTATATATGCTCTTGTACTCAGCTTTTGGTCTTTTAAATGATAGTTTTTTAATTTCCGGCTCTTGGCCATCTAATTTCTTCTCAATATAATCATAATCTAAGTCATCTGATATTTCTGGGGAAATAACGATATAACATCTGTAGAAACCAGCAGCATATCTTTTTCTCCAGTCATCTATTATTTTTTTTCTATTTGTCCTATCTGAGTATTTTCTTACTGAAATAGGAGCATTTGTATCTGAGTCGTATAGATAAACCAAACCTTTACTAGACATCTGTTATATTCTTTTTTAATACTTGTATTATTTCATCTAATGATTCTTCGGACAAACCAAAAACTGTATCAAACAATTCAGCCAACATCATTACCTCATTACCTTTAAATTCTTTTTTAAATATTTCACGGTAATCGCTGGTACTGTATTGATTATGCAAAAACCAATTTTCTACTGATTGAACTGATTTTATTACAGAATTTACTCTATGGCGCAAATCATACTTAGTTGAGTCTAACATTTGACGTGCCCCATATTCTGCAATTATGCAGCCTATAACCATTTTTTTAATTGCTGATACAGCATTGGCTTGTTCCATACTATTTGTGTATTTTAATTAGAGTAAACCTTTTTATAAGAACCAATTCATCCCCTTTAACATCATCAAAAATGTCAGGGATAAGCCTTATTCTTTTAGGGATTGGAACAAGTTTGCCATCCTTATACACGCATTTTACTCCAACCAAAACTTCATCCCCATCAGCTAATTCAACGGTGCCTTTAGCTTCAACAGCTACAGCGCTACCATTTGGTAATTCAGATAATTTCATTTGTTATTATTTAAAATGGCAAATCAGATTCATTTGGGATAATATTCTTCAAGTCAGAATTGCTGATTGAAGACTGGGTGTTCTTTTTTTCAATTGGCTTAAAGTTGCCAACATAAACTTTCCCTTCTTTATCCTTAACTTCTTTTTTAGAATTCAATTGTAGCGAATGGCTATTATTGTATTTATCAAGCTCTGAGTTTTCCCAAAGCAAAACATTACAATAAATCTTCCCATTACTAGCAATCTTAATAAAAGAACTGTGGCCGTTCTTTAATTGCTCTAACAAGTCTGTTACGCAGATGCTTCCTGAATAAAGTTTGTTCTCTTTCATTTTTGTTTTTTTAATTATTATTATCAATTGTTAATCCAAGCTCAGATATAAGTGTTTGTACAATAGGGAAATCATGTATGATTTTCGTGGCTTGCAAGTTAATCTTAAATATCTTCTTAGCCATTTCATCTGATACTTCCCCTTCTACACCAGTTATTAGGTTTTTATACTTGTTGCCACCTAAATACTGATATAGCTGATTGTTTTGTATGTTTCTAACTATTGCCATTAGAAATAATCTTCACAGAGAATTGGTGTCATATCGCCAAGATGAGCCCCGGCAATGTTAAATTCATAAAACTCTACAGCATCTTCTTCACTCATATCATTCATCAAATTCTTAATTATTGAATTTACAGAATATATAAGTCTCATTGATTTCAAATCAACACCAATTACCGCATTATCGTGACCATCAATTTTCAAAAACGTGTCATCGTCAAAAGCGTTTAAAATAGTTTCAAGCATTTTTTCTTTTTTCATAAATCCAACAGTTTTCTTTGTTTTTAATATTTGATTCTCCAAAAATCTCGTTTACAGCTTGTCTAACTCCATCTGAACTTTCATAATCATGTCCAGCTATAACACCGTCATATTTTACTTTTACAAACCAAGAATTTATGTCAGTCTTTACACTTACATAATCATGAGCAGCATCAATAAAAACAAAATCTAAAGATTCATCTTTATAATATTTAGAAACTACCTTAGATTCTCCCTTTACCGGATTAACTATATGCCTAACTGGTTTTATATTAGCCAATAATTGACCGTATATATTTTCATACTTATCCTCAGTTATATCTGATTGTGTTTTTGAATACTCAAATATATCTACACAATCAATTTTTATATTTTTATTAGAATTCAGTATTTCTACTGCCATATAACAAACACTTCTACCTTTCCAGCATCCAACTTCTACAAAATGTGCATTATCAAATCTCTCAACTATAGACTTATAAAAGTCTTTATATGTAAACCAATCTTCTCCTATGTTTTGATAATAATGTTCCATTTTAAAAATTTATATCAGTATTAGGTATTTCTTTCCATATCTCCTGCATAGTATAATTTGTATCCTGTTTTAGCTTTTTCAATTTAGCATAATCAGGGTCACAAGGCATATCTCCAGATGCCTCAACATACCTCTTTTTTGCCCAATTCAAAACTAATGGGAAATTGCCAAGTTTACCCCCAGTTCTTTTTCTTTTAAGCTTTTGTATGTATACATCAACGTCTGGACTATTTTTATCTTCATGAAACTTGGGTCTGTAATAAGATATGATTTGGTCTGATTTATTGGCCCACATACTGCCCCCATGCAAATCGTAACTATCAGGAACGGGAAGTGAGCGGTCTTGGTTATACGTAGGATTTTTGGGGTGTGCAATAATACAATATACTATGTTATTTAACAAAGCAAATCGTTTGATATCTTTTAAAACCCAGCTCAAATATTGGTCATCGCGCTCATAAGCTTTTTGGGTTTTATCTAATTGATTGAATGGGTCAATCATAACACCATCAATACCCTTTTTCAGAATTAAATACCTAAACTTCTCATGTATAGATGCAATATCATGCTCATTCTCAGGATATACGTAGTATATGTGCTCAGATATGAACTTGCAGGCTTCTGTATATTCTTCTACTGTCATCTTATCTAGCCACTTCCCAGCATACATCTCAACCAAGTCATCATAAAAGTCATTTGGAGGGTAGTTTTCAGGGGAAAATATGGCCCACTTCCACCCGTCCCAAATTGATTTGGTTAACATAAGCTGAAGCATAAAGAATGATTTGCCATGATTACCATACCCTGTACATAAAGTAATATCACCCTTCTTCCATCTAAAATATTCATCCATTGAATCAAATCTGGTTGTAGGAGCCAATTGAACACCTTCCTTAAATGCTTCAAGCATATCAGGGAAAATCTGCTCTAAGTAATAAACACCATCTACTGGGATAGATGAAGAATTAAGTAATAAATTTATTACCTGTTCTTTTCCAAACTTCAACAATACTTCATTTAAGTCCTTACATCCTTCTGGGTATTCAACTACTCGGCATTTCTCAACACCAAGTCTTCTAACTAATTCATCTTTTAACTTTCTTCCCGCCTCATCACCATCTGCTGCAATAATAAATTCATCGATAGAAGAAAGCCATTCACTGCAATTATCAAGATACTCTAATTGTTGATTCCCTTTACTAGCTCCATTGGGAACTGATAGTATTGCCCAACGGCCAAGTTCGTGTTCTACCACTTCCCCATCATCATCGGCGACTGGTTCGTATTCTTTTGAAAATCCACATTCATATGCAGCAAGCATATCCCATTCACCTTCGGTTATGATTGCACAATGTCTGCCATTTAAAGTTTGCATACCGAAAAATATCAATTCAGCATCTTTGACTAGACGAAAGTTTTTTGCACCATCACGATACTTTGCATTTACAATTTCACCATCACGTATGTATGGGAACACAATGCATCTTTCTTTTTTCTGGGTTGCTGGCATCCATTCTTCACGACCATGTATAAAAAATTTTTTTAATGTTTCATGTGAAATACCTCGGCTTGTTGCGTAGGCAATAATTCGGTCGTTAAGTTCGATGCTTGACAGCATCGATTTATCGGGTCTCAAATATTTTTTGGCAGACTCTTTTCTTTCAAAAGTTTTGACGTTACCTTTCCAACCACAATGATGGCAATTGTAAGTTCCCTCAGTCACATTAACGGATAAACAAGGGTCTTTTTTATTTCGGCGAGAATCTGAGCACTTTGGACAAACTGTTTTTTCTTGGCCACTACGGCGACGAATCTTAATCCCAAGTTTTGAGAGCTGGTTGTAGTACATTACAAATATTTATTTGGCTAACGATTTTAAGGCGATTCTAGCCCCTCAAATTTTTGAGCGGGGTCTTGGTATTACTTTTCATTTTGAGGCGAAATTTGGGCCGTTTCCGTGCGTCTGGTGCGATTGTGGTGCTCGGATTCAACCTCAGAAAGCGGTCTGGCCACCAAAAAGTCTTTTTTGAAGTGCCAGCTGTTCATCTGCCCGGAAGTCAGGAGTTTGATTTCGCGTTCGTCAAGCGGCTGGCAGGTTTCATCCTCGAAAACTACAACCCCAAATTTTGGCAAAAAATAGTGTCCAAAATCTTTGGGTATGGGAAACCGTGGTTTGAGCTCCCGAAAAATCTCAACCTTTTCTTTTTCTTTTTTATTTATTTTTTCTTTTTCTTTTGGAGAATCCTTAGTTAGTACATTTCCTTTACTTTCCTTTACTTTCCTTTCCTTTATAGCATTGCGGTCGCTCTCCGGTCGCAATGCGTTCGCATTCGACCACCTGTAAGACGCTGATTCCCTTGCTTTTACAGATTTGAAATTTCTCTCATCTAATCGTCTTTTTACTGATTCCGAACCGAAAAAATTTCCCGAAATTTGGAACAAATCAAAATCCTGCACTACGCTCGCAACAATGTCGCATTGCGTTCGCAAATCAAACGCAATGCCTTCGTAATCCGTTCGCAATGCGTTCGCATTATTGTATAAATCTTCGACAATTGACCAGTAAATTCCGTACCCAATCATGCCGTGTCGACGTATCAAAATCTTGATTTTTTCGTCGTTTCTGGCGTTATAATCGTGGCTAAAATAGAAGGTTTGTTTTGCCATAAAAAAAGGTGGCTTGCCTGCACTTTTGCTAAAGATATAATACACCAAAAATGGGGTAAAAATCTAGCGCAGGACAAGCCGTATTTTTAAATAAATTAAATGAAAAAGTGGGCATATTATATGTCTTTAGCAGCATCAAAATTAATGGCGTGAGCAATACCAAAAAAATTTTTATTCACCCCCTTTATTTGCAAAATTTGGGAGCTCATTTAGTATCTTTTCCCACTTATTAATTCGGTCTGTAGAAGCGAACCCTTGGAAGTTTTCATCAAGTTCTTTAATAACCCATTTGCTTGCAAGTATTGAAGCTCTACGGGCTAATTCTACATCACCTAGTTCGATTACCATTTCCATAAAAATCCAAGCTGTTGTAGTTTCCATTATTGTTTGTTTTTTAATTACCAGTTTTTAGTTATACCTAATTTAAATCCAAACCTCATATTCGTATTTTTTTCAATCATACACCCAATGGTTGCCATACCATCTAGATAATAAATAGTCATTTCATAATCTTCTTTATTCTTGTCTACTAGTTTATATACTACAGTTACAACTCCAGTATCCTTAGTTGGACAGTTTGTTTTATACAAAATAGGGAATTCGGTATCATTAATGTATAAGGAATTGTTGTATTCGTAAAAAAATATTTTTTCTGAAATAGTATTAACTAATTTTAAATTTTCAAACACATTTATTGTTTCAAAATAAGCTACATTCTTTTTAGGAGTTTGAATAGCAGATAAAAACTGCGCATCTAAGTTTAGATGAATAATGATGATTGCGCAAATTGATAAGATTACTTTTTTCATTGTTTTATTTTTGGTTATTGAAAATTTTTAAATGGGTCGTTATATTCTAGTATCTTTTGAAAAAAATCTGGTATTCGTGATGTTTCTTTAATATCTGGTGATATCATAACAAACCTGTCCGTAGCCTCTTTAAATATTGGCATTTTTCTAGCAGCCTCCCAATTATTATCGTATGTGCCGTGGCAATTACACCACTTCCCTAGAATCATATAATTAAGAGGATGTGTAGCCACTGAGGGAAATATTGACTTGGGGATGACGTGAGCTATACAGGCGTGCCAATCCTGTTTATTATAATGTGCAAGCGATTCCCCGCAATTCCAACATTGCTTGTCTTCCCGGGCCATAATACCATCATACCATTTCTGTAGTTCAGAGGGAAGTCCTGCCTCTTTGAATTCTAGCTCTTGGGCAATCTTCTTCGCTGACTTCTTAGGGATACGGTACACCTTTTTCTGCTTTTCTGGCTTACCGTTCAGTTTTTGATTAAAGCGTTGTTCTAGGTAACTCATGATGCAAACATAAAGTATCTAAACAATCAAACCAAAATTTATTTGTTAAAAAAATTATTTTTTTTGTGATTCGTTTGCGCATATATTTGCAATTCATAGCAATCAAAACCGTTGTTTGGCAAGATTTCCCGCCTGTATTTCAATACTGGGCGGCATTTGTTAAAAAAAACTAAAAAATTATGAGCATCGAAGCAACAATGACAATTGACGTAACTCCTACAGAAGAGGAAAAAGTTTGGGTAAAAGCATTAGCGTCTGGCGAAAAAGCTGGAGCAATCGCAGAGAAGCTTGGGATGAACCGCAATACGTTCGCATACCATTTGCGTTTTTTGCGTGCTAAATTTCAATGCAAAAACACAAACCAGCTTATTTCATATTTTTTACGAAATAATCTGATTGACTAATGTGTAAATTCCCATTTAAAATAAAAATTGAAATTACAATGAAAATTCGTTTAGAAAAACTGCAAAAAGAGCTATCTCGTGGAACTGCAAAAGAACAATTTGTTGCTCTTAAAGAATTGAAGGATTTTGTTCTAAAGTCCTTAGAGCAAGAGCAGGCTGGTCTTCAGGGAAGTGTTTCTGGAATTCAAGATTTGATTAATGAGATTAATGGCAACATTTACGGTAATGTGCCATCTGGTGGTGAAAATTAATTATTACTACCAGAAATCAGTGTGTAAGCTGTTTCTGCTGCATAGTATATCGGGAATGGTGGTTGAGTTGTAACTATTTGTATTGCCGAATTGCAGGTTACTCCTTGGAATGTTTGTGTAGGGTTTAATGGTCTTATAATAACATTTCCCGGATTAAACCCCATTACAACTCCATAAGAGTCTGTAAAAGCTGGATTAGCTTGGTATGAATAGATTGAAGCAGTTATCAAATTTGCCATTTAGCAAAAATAAAAAATCCGAGGTCAACCCCCGGATTTTTCTAAAACCGATGAAAATGTTAAGCCAACGGAGCGTTAGCCAAAGCCAGAACTTGAGCAACGGTTTTGTCGGTAAAGAACTTGGTCGATACCTGATTCAAACCTTGAGGCAAAAGCTCAATTACGGAGTTACAGGTTACGTTAGCCTGACCACGCTGTTGTGTGGTTGGGTAAACGTGAACGCCAAGAGATGGTAACAGATTGTACTGTCCGCCAGCAGCAGCAATTTCGGTTTGTCCGCCGGGGCCATCAATTCCGTAAACATAAACAGCAATAAGTTGTGCCATGTTTTAAAATTTGATTGTGAAGAAAACTCTTCGCAAACGCTTGCGAAATATCAATGTAAAATTATGAATATCCCTTTAAAGTACAAAACATCGTCTCCGGCTGGAGATTTAATTAGTTTTTTGGCTGGTATCAAAAAAATGTGGGAAGACACGGGACGAAAGGCTATTATATATCAGCGGGTAGGTATGCAGGGAATCGGGTATGATGGCAGTATACACCCTTTTCAAAATAGTGAAGGGGAACCTGTCTGTATGTCTGAGTATATGTTTGATATGCTAAAGCCATTAATTGAAGAACAGGAGTATGTTGAATCTTTTCTAATTTGGAAAGGGGAAGATTTTGATGTTGATTTTGACTTGATAAGGCTTGAAAGATATACTAATCAACCCAAGGGTTCATTGAATAGATGGTTTAATTATGTCTTCCCACAGATGGCTTCGGACTTATCTAAGCCTTGGCTAACACTTCCCGAAACCATAAATTTTGCTTTTCCTTGGCAGGATAAGATTTTAATAAACTTTACGCAACGATATAGAAATTATGTAATTACGTATCATTTTTTGAAGAAACATCAAAAAGACATAATGTTTTTGGGTCTTGCAAAAGAAAAAGACATTTTTTGTAAAACTTGGGACTTAGAACTTGACCATTATCAACCTGATAATTTTTACCAATTAGCGCAAGCCATAAAAAATTGTAGATTCTTCTTGGGTAATCAAAGTTTTTGTTTTCAGTTGGCTGAAGCTTTAAAAACGCCAAGGATTTTAGAGACATTTACAATGATGCCAAATGTAATACCAATAGGTGAAAAAGCTTACGATTTCTATCATCAAGGCGGGGTTGAATACTATTTTGAAAGACTTAACAAGGGCAAATAAAAAATATTTGTAACTTTGGTTTATGGCAAATGTATTAACAGCTTCAATATATAGTTATCAGGCAAACCCTGATTTTACTGACCAATATGGGGTTCAAATGGGATTCCCGGTCGAAAATATAGTAATCAGGGGATTAACTACTCCAATCCCATTTCAAGGTGTTGATTGTAATTCAACAATTGAAGTTATATCTGATACTAACCCATTCCCAACATATTATGCATCTGAAAATGTAACAACACTAATATCTGATGCAAATGCAACATCTTCAGCATCTGAAGTTGTTGTTTCAAACATATCAAACGATATGTTTGAGCAAACAGTTACAGTTGGTAGATATAATCAAGTTGAAATTAGTTTTGACCAAACTGACCCTGATTTAATTACTGATGTAACTGTAACAAAAACAAATGGGGGCGATGCGATAAATTCTGGTGGTCAAGCTGTTTTTAGCACTGGGGTAAATACAAATGGAGGTATTAAGTGTGTTACAAATTCTAATGTAGTTTATAGGCCAAATGCTGAAATATACGCGGAATTTACTTGCATATTTACAGATGGTGTTGCGTTATCTTATCAAAGAATCGGACCTTATGATTCTAATAATGGATTTTATATAGGATATGAGGGAACTTCTTTTGGTGTTACGATAAGAAAAGCTGGTGTTGATGTTACAACTCCTAGGGCTTCTTTTAATGTAGATACTCTTATTGGTGCTGCAACTTCAAAGTTTACAAGAAACGGAATTCCAGAAGCATTAGATACTACAAAAGATAATTTATATAGAATTAGGTATGGTTGGCTTGGGGCTGCACCTGTCGTATTTGAGGTAATGTCGCCAGATGGTGAATGGGTTCTTTTTAACATTTATAGACACCCAAATACTGTTGCTGCTACATCAATAAATAACCCAGACTTACCAATTACGTTAGATGCGCAAAAAACAGCAGCTGGTGCTACTGATTTGGTTATGTCAACTGCTTGCTGGGCACTTGGTACTAGCAGTGATTTGCAAAAAGTATCTTCTACATTAACAGACAATACTCTAGTAAAACCAGTTCGTTCTGTTTTGGTTGCCAAACAACCAAGCGGTTCTTATACTAATATTGACGCTACTACTGGTGGTAATTTGAAAGTTTCTGTTGAAGAAATTGATGGGGCTGTTATCGTTCCTGTAACTGGTTCTGTTTCTTTAAATGCGGGAACTAATTATGTAGGTAAAGTTCGTCTTACAGATGGCACAACAGATGCTGAGGTTGTACCATTGGCTGGTTATAGTGCTCAAGCTGTTGCTATTGTAGATGGTTCTGGTAATCAGGTGACAAGTTTTGGTGGTGGTACGCAATATGCTGATGGAACGGCCGTAGCAACTCCAACGGGTACTGTTGCTCTTGGTTTTGATGGAACAAATGTTCAAGCTTTAAGCTCAACAGCGGCAGGATTATTGAATGTTGCAGATGGAGGCGGAAGTATAACGGTAGATGGTACTGTTACAGCTAACGCTGGTACAGGAAACTTTACTGTAGTTCAGGCTAGTGCTGCAAATCTTAACGCAACTGTTACTGGTTCCGTATCAGTATCAAATTTTCCCGCAACACAACCAATTAGTGGTACGGTAACTGCTAACGCTGGTACAGGTACATTTAATGTATCTGGTAATGTAAGCCTTGACTCTGGAACTAACTATGTTGGCAAGGTGAGACTCACAGATGGCACAACAGATGCTGAGGTTGTACCTTTAGCAAACTATAATGCCCAAGCCGTAGCGATTGTTGATGGCTCTGGTAACCAAGTAACAAGTTTTGGTGGGGGAACACAATATGTTGATGGAACAGCTGTAGCTACGCCAACAGGTACTGTATCTCTAGGGTTTGATGGAACAAATGTTCAAGCTCTTAGTACAACAGCAGCAGGTCTATTGAATATAGCTGATGGTGGTGGTTCAATCACTGTTGATGGCACTGTTACAGCTAATGCAGGTACTGGAAATTTTACTGTTGTTCAAGCAACAGCGGCAAATTTAAACGCTACAGTTACTGGAACTGTAACTGCTGACACAGAACTTCCCACAGCAGCGGCATTATCGGACTCAACCGCTAACCCGACAACTCCTCTTATTGGTGCTGCATTAGAAGCTTATAACGGTACAACATGGGATAGGTTAAAAACAGACTCCGCACTTGCGGGTACATCTTCAAATGATACTACAGTTGGTATTCTTGCGGCTGGGATAGGTCCGGGTTTTTCAATAAGGCTGAATCCCACAAACTTAGGTACTGCCGTAAACTCTGCATCAACTATCAATGTTGATGGCGCAACAACTATGTCAATTGGTGTAGGTACAACAACTACTGGTACATTTATTTTTGAAGGTACTGCTGATGCTACTAACTGGTTTTCTGTTGAAGTTTTTGATGCAACTTCTGATTTGTGGGTATCAGGACAAAATATAACACCTACATTGGGCAAAACCTACCATATTGCATCAGGCGGTTTAAGGCAAATTAGGTTAAGAACAGTTACTACACTTGGAGCAACAATGGCCCATGTTGTTAATCTTAGTTTATCTCAGCAGTTAATTGCAGGTATAGATACTGGGGCTGCTCCTCATAACTTTGGTTATTCAAACTTGCATAAAGATGGGGAATATACAACACAGCAAACAGGAACAGCATTGTGGACACCAACTTCTGGTAAAAAATTTGTAGTTACGGATATTACAATAACAACTGGCGGTACAACTTCTGGGGTTGTTACTTTATGGCAAGGAGCAGTTGCAGATACTACTTATACTGTTGGCACAGACCCTGCTGTATTTAGGGGAGAATTTGCTCCTTCTGCAAACTCAAAGCCGGGCGTTGTAAAATCATTTAATGTGCCATATGTTTCTACAACTGCTGACCATATTTTACGTGTTACAACTTCCGCTGCAATGACTGTATATGTTCAGTGTAATGGATATGAAATATAATTTATATGATTACTCAAGAAATATTATTAGTAGAAAAGGTTGATAATGGCGATGGCACTATTTCTCTTATAGCCGAATTGGCTGTATATAAAAATGGAATATTTACCCATCACGATAGTAGAAGTCCATTTAATTTCCCAAGCGATATGACAGACCAAGAAATAATTGATTATATATGGGAAAACGAATATTTGAAGTATAAAATAGTTTAATGGCTGTATTTAATTTACACGGTGTAACATCTGTACCTGCTGATAATGGTACAAATGCTACCACTACAATCACTCTTACTCCTCCAACCTTAATGTTAGATGGAGATTTAGTGGTTGTATATCTTCAGCAAAGAGGTACTGCTACTTTTTCTGTAGGTGTTACAGGCGGTCAGACTTGGACTCCTATAGGAAGAAATGCTGTAACAGCAACAGTAGCATTAGAAACTTATTGGGCTAGATTTAATGGCACATGGGCTGCTAATCCAAGATTTGACTTTTCTGCTGGTACAAACACGTCAGCCCAGATGCTTGTTTTTAGGTCAGACGTACCTACAAATCAGTGGGGTACATCAAACATACAAACAACCAATGCTGCTGCTGCTGCCACTATTACCATCACTGGTTTAACACCAGCAAATCCTGATAGTGTTACTGTAGGTAGCTGGATGACAGCAGATGATAATACATGGGGGAACTTAACAGGTGTTGGTTGGAGTAAATTAGGGTTGTCAAACCAATATAGAAACCTAGCAGGTAACGACCAATCATCAACTTACGCATATTACCTTCAAACAGGAGGACCATCTGCCATACCAAACGTATCGCAGCAACAGCTTACACTTGGTAATGATGCTACAGCTTGGAGAAGAATTACATTTTATAATTTTGCTGCCGCAGCATTTACCCCATCCGACCCTATGGGTATGATGGGAATATTTGGAATTTAATATATGATTCATCATTTCCCAACACCAATACCCGTTCACACCCCACATGGGTATGGAGATGCAATACTATTAATTGATTATGGAATAGACGTAAATACTGTTTGGTTAATTAGATTAGAGGGGGGAAGTGTTAAGCATTACCTATCAGATGATATAAGAATATATGGGAATCCTATGTATGGAAAGTCATTTGACATTGATATACCTGAAAATTGGAAACAATGAGACCAAATCTTAAAAATGTAACATTAATAGCAGTAGATTGTCATAATTATAAAGCAGCTGCTGATGCTTTAAAGAAAAGCATGGAACAGTGCGATTTTGCTTCTGTTAAACTAATTACGGACATAGATATTAAAATAAAAGATGTAGAAGTAATAAAAATTGATTCAATTAAATCAAAAGAAGAGTATTCTGAATTTATAATTAAAAAACTTAATTATTTTTTTCAGACTGAATATGTTCTTGTTTGCCAACATGATGGTTATGTTTTAGATGGGAATTGCTGGGATGATGAATTTTTTAAATATGATTATATAGGCGCGCCTTGGCTGTATATTGATGGCAAAAATGTTGGCAATGGTGGTTTTTCTTTAAGGTCAAAAAAACTTCAACACGCTTTAGCTACTGACGATTTTATTACAGCTACAGACCCAGAAGACCAAGCTATTGGTAGGTTGTATCGCGATTATTTAATTAAAAAATATGAAATTAGATTTCCTACAGAAGAATTAGCTGATAAGTTTTCATTTGAGTTGAGGAAGCCAGCACAACCAACATTTGGTTTTCATGGTAAATTCCATGAGCCATATAAGCCTGTTGTTGTATTAAAAAGATTGGGTGCAATGGGTGATGTAATAAGACTAGAGCCAGTCATGAGGTATTTCCATGATACTGGGCATATGGTAGTTCTGCACACGACAAATAATTTCTACAATTTATTTATAAATCATCATTATAAAATACACAATATTTACTCTGTAGACGGGAGGATTCTAAAAAATGCAAAACATTTCGACTTAGATATGTCGTATGAGAATAACCCAAAAGTTCCCCATTTAATATCATATTTTGAAGCTTGCGGAATCAGTAAAGATGATTACAAAAAATACCTAGTCAAGCAAAAGTTGTCATTAGGATTTCAGATTAACCAATATACTAAATTATTTAAAAAATATGTGGTATTACATATAGATGATAGGCCGCAGCTAAGTAGAAATATCAGTGGCATTGATTGGGATATTGTTGTGTATGAATTAAAATATAATGGGTATGAGGTAATACAGCTTGGATTTCAAGATAAAAACATTGTTGGTGCTATACATATGAAAACTATAAATGAAAATTTATTGTCATATGTTGTTGCTGGTGCTGATATGTTTATTGGCATAGATAGCGGTATTAGTCATATAGCAGCTGGGTTTAATGTACCAAGTATGATATTTTTTGGCAGCGTAGACCCAGATATAATTCACGTCGACTTTGAGAATATTGTTATTATGACTAATCACGATGATAAAAACCCGATTTGCGAAAAACCATATTGTTGGCATTCTGTAATTGGCTGCGCAGGAGCACCTTGTTACATAAATGAAAATAATCCTCCTTGTGTTAGTTTTTCTACAAAACAAGTTGTTGATTTTATAAAACTAGTAGTATGATTTGGGATTGCTTTACATATAATGGAGAAGAGGATTTGCTTAAAATAAGATGTGAAGAGCTTTCTGGCTTTGACGTGACCCACGTATTGGTTGAGAGCAATTATACATTTACTGGTAAATGGAAGCCACTTAGTTATAAAAATAAACTTCCATATAAAATTGAACATTTTGTAGCTAACCATTTGCCAAATAATGGCGATGCTTGGGAAAATGAAAAAGAGCAACGCAATCACATACTATTTGCCCTAAAACAATTGGGTGCATCAGATAATGATATTGTAATAATATCCGATGCGGATGAAATTGTTAGACGTTATACTGTTGAACATTACAATCCCATCAGTTCCCTTACCGCCATTAAGATGGACACATATAGGTATTACTTCAATTGCCTAGAGGGGAAACAGAACTGGGATAAGGCTAGAATGATGAATTTTTCATATTTAAAAGACAGAACGCCTAATGAGGTAAGAAACAGCGGATTTGAACGCGTTCTTCAAGATTCCGGTTGGCATTTTAGTTATATGGGTGGTTATGATAAAATCATTGAGAAAATAGAATCATTTTCGCATACTGAGTTTAATACAGAAGAATTTAAATCTAAGATTAAATACAAACAGGAAAATTGTCAATCTTTGTTTGGGGACGATTTTTGGCAAGTTGTCCAATTAGATAACTCATTCCCTAGGGAAATAGTAAACAATATTGAAGCATATAAAAAGCATATAAAGTGAAATTAGCTGGAACTACATTTATTAGAAATGGTGAGACTTATGACTATTGTTATATGGAGACAATATCTTGTCTTTTAGAGTTTTGCGACCATGTTTTTGTTGTTGATGCGGGAAGTGATGATGGTACTTGCGAAAAAATAGAAGCCATCAATTCCCCTAATTTAACATTAATAAAGCGTTCTAAAGAAGAGTGGGATTTGCAGAAAGGAAAAGGTAAAACAAAGCTTTGTTATTTTACTGATATTGCTCTTTATGCAGCACATGAGGCTGGTTATGATTACAGTTTTTATCTGCAATGTGACGAAATACTTCATGAGCGGTCATATAATATTGTTCGGGAGGCCATAAAATCAAATATTGCTGGTTATTTATGTAAAAGAGTTAATCTTTGGGATAGCCCTTACAAACAGTTAAATGTTCCCCAAAATAGAATGCCATGCTCTACAGAGGTAGTACGTTTGACTCAAGCCGAATACCGTTCTTATGGAGATGCTGAGAGTATTGCTGTGCCAACACTTGACAAAAGATGGGTTGATAAGATATGCATCTATCACATGGGCTTTGTAAGGAAGCGGGAATTAATGAAGGATAAGGTTATAAATATGCAGGAAAATGTATTTGAACTTGGGCATCACGACCCTAAATTGGACTTAGATACAGTATTCCAGCCTAAATTCTGGTTTGGGGAAGATGAACTAGAACTAATTGAGGAGCCACTTCCCAAGATTATAAAAAAATGGGCAGCAGAGCGGGTGTATTGAAAAATTAAATAATTTTGGGTATGGCAAAGATTAGAGTAAAATCAGCTGCTTGGCAGCGCAAGGAGGGTAAAAACCCTGAAGGAGGTCTTAACGCTAAAGGTAGAGCTTCGTATAAGGCTCAGACTGGCGGCACTTTAAAGGCTCCTGTTAAGTCTGGCGACAACCCTCGTCGTGCTAGTTTTTTGGCTAGAATGGGGGGAATGCCCGGGCCAGAATATAAAGATGGGAAGCCAACTCGTTTGTTGCTATCTTTGAAAGCTTGGGGAGCTTCATCAAAAGCTGACGCAAAAGCTAAGGCTAAAAACATTTCTGAACGCAATAAAAGCAAATAAAATGACTGAAAATCCTATTAAAAAAACGATGGTTAAGGTTTCGGTTATGCCAAAACAGAAAATTGATAAATCTATAGCTGATAAGATGAGAAAAGAGGCGGTTGATAATATGAAAAAAGAAGCCTCAAAGCAAATTGGTAAACGGATATTTAATAGTTTAAAATCCAAATAAAGTGGCTAAAGTTAAAATTACAAAGACAGTTAAAGCTGTTGATGGTCCGTCTGGTAAAATACTTACAGATGACCAAGTAGAAACTTGGTCTGATTTTGCACAAAAAAATCAGAACTTGAACTTTGACCAAAAATGGGATGCTTTTTCTAAAAATAATCCAAAGTTTGGAGCTACAAAGCAAGATTTGAGGAAAGCATTAGATATGCATGAAGATTGGCTTACAAACACTGAAAACGAACGTCGTGAGGCTGCTATGAATCAGGGTTTTAGAACTAGTATGTTAGGCGAAAAACAACGTGTTCGTTCTGGAGATGTTTTTATGCCTCTTTATGAGAATGGTAAATTAGTGGGAAGATATGGCGCAGAAGGGAAATTGCTTGATAAGTATGTAAAACCTTCTCAAATTACTTCTGGCATTTTGCCATATCGTCAAATCCCAAATATTGGGGATGTTGATATGGGAAGTTTTTATGTTGATAGGGAAAAGGGCATAGCTAAAGTTATTACAGGTAAAGACAAAGATGTCACAATGAATTTAAATGATTTGCGCCAGCATCCTGAATGGAAAGGAATTATGCTAAAAATAGATACTGAAGATTTACGTAATAAGGCTAAATCTAATCCAGTCATTTTTAATAGCCAAATGCCATCAATATTTAAACAATAAAACATGAATAGGTATGATTCAACTGCAAGCTGTAGAAGGTAAAGTAATAATCAGCGTTGACCTAGAAAGTAAAAATAGCCACACATTCTCTGACGGAACTAAAATAAGACTAGAAAGACAATACAATAATTTAAATAAAAGGGAAACGCATCCTGTCAATGCTACCGTAGTTAGTGGTGATGGAATGAAATCTGGAAGTCAGATTTTAATTCACCCTAATATGACGCATGAAACGTATAGGATATATGATTATGCTCCTCTTTCTGGGGAAATAGAGGGTAGTGATATAAAATATTATTCAATACCTGAAGAACAATGTTTTGGTTGGCTGGATGGTGAAGAATGGAAACCTTTAAAAAACTTTGATTTTGCTTTAAGAGTTTTTAAGCCCTATAGTGGATTTATTGAGGGTATAGAGCCGGAATTGGTTAAAGATGTTTTATATGTGACTACCGGGGAATTGAAGGGTAAAGTAGTACACACATTAAAGGCTTGTGATTATGAAATAATTTTCCAAGGTCTTAATGGGCAAGAAGAAAGGTTGATAAGATTCCGCCATTTCCCTGATTCTGAAAATGAAAGGGAAGAGGTTATAGCAATAGACGATTACTTAACTGATAAAGTAAATAACGGTAAATTACTTGTTGGATTATCACCTACTAAAGCAAAAACAATATGACAGACGCAGCAAAAAGTATTTTAGAAAAAGAAATTAATGACTTAGAAAATAAACTTAAAGCTTACGAACAAAACGGGGCTGCTAAGTTATTTTATAGTCTACAGCGTAAGGCCAATGAAATGGCTGATTTGCTTAATGGCAATAGCTTGTCTAAGATTAATATTGACGACCCAAAAGACAAGAGTTTTGAACGTATTTTTAAGATATTAGAAAAAAGCGCAACCGTAAGCGAATCAATTAAATCATTAAGGGATGCTGCTGGAATTACTGGTAATGAGAAAGCTGATATAGAGAAAAAACCATTTTTGGACAGAATAGCTGAAAAAAGAGATTAACATGGCAAAAGCAAATAGCTCCGCTAATAAAATTATATTTGGCCGCCGTAAAGGTGGTAAGGCTAAGAAAAGCCACAACAAAAACGACCGCAGAGAACGTAATTATCGCGGGCAAGGAAGATAATAATGTCTGACTTTGAAATCATATATGGCGTTCGGGTAAAACTTCCCGAAATGCCAAACGATGAAGAAATACTTAACTACGGACTGCCTGAAGAAGAGCAGCTGTGGAATAGGGAAGAACTGCCATCTTATTTTGAGAAAGTAGAGTATAATAAGGCGGGCGATTTGATTCTTACAGATAGCCAAGAACAATATGCTGTCAGGGAATTGTTAAGATGTAAGAAAGGAGTTTGGATTTTTATCAAGGGTAAGCCTTATTACATTACTAGAAAATATTACTTCTACTTACAATGGTGGACACTTGAGGATGGTACAAGGCCAGAATATCGAGATTGTGACAGACGGTATTTCTTGTATTTGGAGCATTGGGAAAATATGCTCTGGTGTTTGGGCGTAATTCGTGGTAAAAAGCGACGTGAAGGTGCGTCTTCCCAAGCCACATCAAATCTAGTATACGAGGCTATATTCTATAAGAATTCTAACTGCGGTTTAATTTCTAAGTCAAATGAAGACGGTCGTGCTACGTTTACGGAGATGGTGGCCTATGGGTATAGGCAACTACCTGCTTTTTTGAAGCCAAAGCAGTTGAACCGGGAAGATACGGTAACCGAGCTTGTTTTCGCCCAGAAAACATCAAACGTAAAAGATGGGGTAACGGCTACCCAAAAGGATGATGAAGGCAATCGGTCTAAGATTAACTATCGTGCACCTGTACTAAACGCCTACGACCGTGGTCGTATGAGCCGTATTCTTTTGGACGAGTTTGGTAAACTTGAAAAGGATGTCCCAGCTTCTCAATTATTTGCGATTGTTTCAAAAACGCTTGTAAAGGGTGTTAAGAGAGTCGGTTTTGTGGAAATGCCATCTACCGTCAATAAAATGACCAAAGGTGGTTCTGAGTTTAAAATGATTTGGGAAAAGGCGGATTTGGGCAAGAAAGTGCCTACCGTAAACCGTCTTGTTAGATATTTTAGCCCAGCATTCGATGGTTATGAGGGTTTCATTGACAAGTACGGTTTTAGTGTCATGGATTCCCCGACAGAAGAACAAGCCCAATATTTAATCGAAAAATGGGTCAGAAAAGACGAAGAAGGTAACACAATAAGTGAACTTTCTGAAGAAGACATCCGTCTTGGGGCTAGGGCATATATTCAAAAAAGAAGAGAGGGAAGAGAAGGGGATGACCTAGAGGAAGAGATTCGTATGAACCCTTGCAACGAGGTTGAGCTGTTTATGTCGGCCAACGCGGATTGCATTTTCAACGTAGTAAAGATTAACGAACAGGTAGAATATCTTAAAAATAACCCCATCTATAAAAGAAAGGTTTTATTCTACCGTGATATAGACCAAAAGGTAAAATGGAGGGACGCAAGGGCTGGGGAAGAGAGTTTTTGCTGGGAATTTGTGGGAGATTTGAATCTAAAGGGGGAAGACAATAAATCTTATTGGGATGGTCCCTTTAAAAAGCCAGCCAGAACAGATATAGGGGTTATAGGACTCGATAGTTATTCAAACAGTCAAGGCGGTAAACGTTATGGCTCAAAAGCCGCTGCTTGGATATATTCAAAATATGACATTCGTGACCCAAATAATACCGGGCTTTTTACAGGGCATTTATACGGTCGACCTAGCGAAAAAGACGATTTGCACAACCAAGTATTACTTTGTGCAGAATATTTGGGGTATCAGATTTACATAGAATTTGTGGCAGACGACTATTACTCATATTATAAGGACAGGGGTAAGCTTGGTTATTTGGCTAAATTCCCGTTGAGCGCAATTGACCCAAATAAACGGAAAATTGGTAGCTCAGAAAGGCATTACGGATTCCCTGTAACGGACTTTGCCATGACTAAGCAAAACGATGCAATGATTAGCTACATCGAGCATTATTGCGATAAAATATATTGGATTGAACTTTTAGAAGATTTGAAAGTCTTTGACCCTAGTAAACGTACACCTAGTGACCGAACTGTTAGTGCGATGATTGCGTTAGTCGGGGGATTGGAGCCAGTTTACAAACCACCACCTCCCCCATCACCACTTGTAAAGGTTTACGCCCGGTAAAAAAAATTTTTTTGATAAAATAACTTATATTTGTTCTGGAATAGTGGGATAATTTTTATTAAAAAATAATAAATGCAGCAGAATTCTGCTCAAATATTAAAGGATTTCCAGCTCAATAATCTTTCTATTAAAGATAAATCTGACTGGGGTTACGGCAAGCAACTTGCCCAATATATTAATAGCACTATAACCGGAGGTATCTCTAGTTATTTTTGGGTGCGAAATGCTCGCTGGCGTACCAATCGAGGATACGCTAATGGGCGTGTGCCAATGAGTAAATTCCAAGACCTTCTTGAATTCAATGGGAAGGTTAACTATGTAAATATTAATTGGCAGTCAATTAATGTTGTGAATCGGGTTGTATCTGGTTTAGTTGGTCGTTGGATGGGGCGTAGTGAAAAGGTGAAAGTGTCAGCTACGGATTCCCTTTCAACAAAAAAGAAAAAAGAACAGTTAGAAGAGATTGAGTTTATTATTAGTAATCGGGAAATGCTTGAGCAGCTTGAAGCTGAATCAGGTGTGCAAATGATTCCAAAAGGAGAAGAACTTCCCGCCGACAAAGAAGAATTGCTTATTTGGAAAGACCAATTCCAGCGTCTTCCCGAAGAAATCGAATATGAAATGGGCTGCAACGATGTTCTGGCAGCTAATGGGTTCTTCGACGTGATGAAAGAAAAGATGTTGCACGATTCTGCGGAAACTGGATTTGTGGGCACTTATACATATATGGATGATGATGGAGTTGTCCACGTGGAACTATTGAAGCCAGAAAACTGCTTCTATTCTTATTCAAACTTTAACGATTTCCGTGATACCACATGGCGTGGTGTTTTGCGTACATTAAAGATTAGCGAAATCCGTCGCCGTTATGGTAAGGAATTTGGTGGTAAACTTACCGAAGAAGAAATCTGGAAGATTGCGCAATTTGCAAAAGAATTTCAGCTTTACGATAATATTACTTGGCTTACAGAGTGGAACGTAACATTCTTGCGTCCTTATGACGAATGGAATATTGACATTCTTGAGTTTGAGTTGAAGACCGTTGATAGTGAGCCTTATACAGTTGTAACTACCAAAAAGAACAAAAGCACAATTGTAAAGAAAGGTCGTCCTGATAAGAGAGGGGAAAACGAGGAAGTTATTTCTGACACTAAGTGGAACATCTACCGTGGTGTTTTTTGCCGTCAGTTGAATATGATGCTTGAGTGGGGAATTAAAAAGAATATGATTCGCCCTCAAGACCCCAAAGAGATTGGTAATGCGGAGTTCTCGTATAGCTTCTATATGGTTCAGAACTACGACATGACTTCCCTCGCCATCCCAGAAAAGATTCAAGAGCCAGTAGACCAAATGATTATTGCTCGTCTGAAGATGCAGCAATTGGTGGCTAAAATGCGTCCAGTAGGTTCCCTGATTAACTGGGATGCTCTTCAAAATATTGATTATGGTCTTGGAGATGGTAATAAAGCCATCGACGTTAAGAAGCTATACGACCAAACAGGTGATTTGTATTATCGGGGAAGAGATGCCGAAGGTAACCCTGTCCCAGTCCCTGTAACTGAACTCGCAAACTCTGGATTCCTTAGCCAGCTTCAAGGTCTTATTATGCTTTACGATAAGCATTATTCTATCCTTAAAGATGAACTTGGCGAAGACCCGAACTTGATTTCTCAGGCAATCCAGCCACGCGTAGCCGTATCAAATATTGATACCGCACAGCAAGCTGCCCAATTTGCTACAGATTACTTCTATTGGGCTTATACAAACTGTTTGGCTGACACAGCTAAGAAGATTTCTTGCTTGCTGAAAAACTCTGTAACATACGGAGCTCAGGTATACCGTAATGTAACTAAGGATAAGGTCGAGAACCGTATTTTCTCTACTCGGATACAAGTACTTCCCGACCAAGCAGAACTTATGCGTTTTGAAGCCTTGTTGAATCAAACATTGGCTACAAACCCTGACTTCGTAATGTACGTAGACCCGTTCCAAATTATGCGGGTTGCAAAAGAAGATGTTAAACTTGCTGAAGCCTTATTCCGCCGTGCTCAAAAGAAAATGATTACTACTCAGCAACAAATCTCAATGCAGAATCAGCAAATGACTTTCCAAGGTCAAATGCAAGCTGCTCAAGCTGCTGAAGAAGCTAAGCGTCAGACCAAAGAACTGGAAGGGCAAATTGATGTCAAGCGTGCTCAAATGACCGCCGAAGCTCAAAACCGTACAAGCGTTTTGCAGATGGCTACAGCTTTGTATTTGAAGCAACAAGAGACTGGACAGCCAATTCCCGCAGAACTACAACCACTTATCCAAGCAGTTATGGAAAACGTAGGCTTGGCTGCGGTAGTTTCAACAGACGAACAAAAGCAGCAAATTGCAGCTCAAATGCAAGCAGCACAACAGCAAGCAATGATGCAGCAACAAGCTATGCAAGAACAAGGTCAAATGCCTAAAGGGGAAATACCTCCACAAGAAGAGGTTTTAGCTCAAGGGGATGCGATGAGTGCAGAAAACAATAATGGCTAATGGCGTAAAAATTAATAAAAATGCCTACATTATTATTACAAACAACAGTTGCTTCCCAAGCATTAAGGGGCGAAGATGTAATAGTTACATTGAGTGATTCTGATACGGTTTATTTATCATCTATTGAAGTTGGACAACAATGTAGAATTCAAGGAGTTGATATTTTTGGAACAGTTTCACACGTGGATTATTATGGTAATACCTTCAAAATAAGACCTTTACAACCTGATTTTTCTTTTGAATCTCCGACGCTTCCCGGTTATTTATCTGTATCAGATTATATTATTATTTACCAAGATGATTCCGTTATATTAAATCTTGAAACATTTACTGGGTATTTAACACCTAGTTACCCAGTAGGAGTGTTTAATATTGATGGTAATTATGTGGGAATTGCAAACGACCAGTATGAATATATTACTGTCTGGAATTCAGACCCTGTAAACAGTGCTGTTGCAACAATATCCGAAGGGCCGACAACTATGACATTTGATTCTACAAATACTTTGAATACTGGGTCTCTTCGCGGAATGCGTTTCTGGCAAGTAGATGTTCGTGGATGGGCTAACCTTGCCGTTGCTTCTGAAGATAAAATTTTGGTTGACTCCACCATATATGATGGTAGTTCTTTTACTAGAGAGTTTAGGCAATCTGGTTTTTATGCAATAGGGGCATCATATTTTTATGCAAAAACTTATAATCCATTCCCAAATCCAACGCCTTGGGTTGGTTATGCCAAACAAGCAAATATTAATGTAGGAGCTACACAAAAAGTGGTAACCGTATTTCACAATGACACTACATATTTTGCTGGATTTTGTTCAAATCCCGGTATTAGTCAGGGTAGCGGAGTAAGTAATTATATTAGTCCAACATATAAGGATTCTGAAATTAAAAATGTTAGAGGTAATTTTCCAATTGCCACTGAATATATTCTTATTGGATGTAATGGTATTGTGAATGATAACCATTATCCTTCTAATATTAATATGTCAGAGTTAACTAATGTTATATTTGTTATAACAGGATTTGGTGACCAAGTTTCTACAGCATATTTTACAGCTGGGACAAAGGCTGCTATAGAATACAACTTTGATATTTGGTATACATCTTTACCAAATAAGTCTAAGTTATTAGCCATGAATAGTAATCTTTATAGAGTAAATACTAATACAACATCGTTTGATGGAACTGGTGTTAGTTTTGGCGATTTCCCAAATGTTAAACAGGTTGGTTTCCAAAGTATGCAAAAGCCATTTACAGTAAATGCTGCAACTTTCCCTAAAATTAACAACCTACTTGATATGATTCATGGAAATGCATTTGGGTCTCAAGGATGGACTCCTGCTGAAATAGATGATATTTATAATATGCTTGGTACAGTTCTTGTTGGAATCATTCCAGTAGGATGGGCTTGGTTACGTGTGCAATATTATAATGCTAATGCTACAGCTGCTTCATTAACAGCCAGAACATATCTAGCATCACAAGGGTGGACAATACAATAAACTAAAATATATGAATTTCTACAAAACACCTACAGGAACCTACATGGGTCTCAATGCTACAGACCTATACCAAGTTACATTTGGTAAGCGTCAGGATGGTACATTTTATTTTTCTCAAGAGACATTTACTATTGAAATGCTACCTCAACTGGAAGAAATTTACAACAATCCTGAGTCTCAACTCACTCCTGTAGATTGGACAGATAGCCCAGTTTCTCAAGTTCAGGTAGAATCTGCATTAGAAAATATTTATCAATTAGGACAAGAAATTTCATAAATTTGTAATGCCGGGAATTCCCGATAAAATAATAATACGATGCCTACAATATCAGTTACTAATCAAAAAGCATCTCAAGCACTAAGGGGAGAAGATGTTATTGTAACACTTAGTGCAGCTGAGCAATCTAATTTATCATCTATTTTACCCGGACAATCCTGTTCTATTTCAGGTGTTGCTGTTTATGGAACAGTTACTCGGGTCGATAGTTATGGTGTGAGTTTTGAAATTTCACCTTCACAGCCAAACTCTGCTTTTGCTTCAACATCTAGTCCGGGGTATTTAGCAGCAAGTGAAACAATAGTAATAACATTATAAATAATATAAGATGTCAGTTCAAATTGTTTTAGATGTAACTAACGAATATACAAGTGGTTCCGAATCCGGAACTGCACGCCTAGTAAAATTAGATGTAGGCGGGTTTGATTATGCTGTTGTTCAGCTTGTCAGTCCTACCGCAGCAGTGTCATTTACTCATACAAATGATTCTGGAGATATCCAGAGTGTATCAGACGGTAGTGCTGTTTCATCTACGAATGCAGTTACTGTACAAGGCGTAAATTTGGCTAGTGGTACAGCGGTATCTTCTTTGGCCGCAAGTGGACTTGTTCGTTTTGAGTCAATTGGACGCTATTTGTTTATTGATGGTACTTCGACTAGTGCAGATGTTACAAAAGCTCTTGTTCGTCTTTATAAAATTCATTAATATGTCAAAGGTTATAAAAATTAAAGTAAAGAAGCAGGAACCAGTTCCCGCTAAAGTTAAATCAGCCATGGGTCGTCCTTTATCTCAAAAAGAAAGGGAAATGGAGATGATGAAAGAGCTTAACAAAAAAGGGGCTATGCCTCCCTCACAAAAAAATGTTGGGTGATATGAAAGAAATGATTAAGCGCGCTGATGGTTCTTATTCTCAAAGAGGTCTTTGGGATAATATTCGTGCGAATAAGGGAAGTGGTAAGGCTCCGACAAAGGAAATGTTGAAGCAAGAAAAAAAGATTAAGTTAAAAGTAAAAAAGAAATAAAATGGCAGCTTTGTTGAAAGTCCGTAAGGAAGATGATGATAAAGGGAAATCGAAGCTGAATCCTGAAGCGATTCAGTCTAAGCTTTTTTACTTATCTGATGCTGCCCACAAATTGCATTTGGATACTAAGTCTTTTGCCCAACATCAAGCTCTTAAAGGTTTGTATGATGGCTTGGTAGATTTTCGTGATGAAATCTCAGAAAAGCTGATGGGTTATATGGATGGAAAGCGTATCGGTTCAATTAAAGTAGGAGCACTTCCCGAATATACAGAAAAAGCACCTATGGAACTTGCTAAAGAAGTACGAGAATTCGGTAGTGAACTATGTGAGTTTGCTGATGAAAACGGGTACTCTGATGTAGAAAATGTAGCTCAAGCCCTTTCTGGACTTGGAGCCAAGACCGTGTATTTACTAACCTTAACATAAACGTATGTCTGAAACAACAAATCAAGCTTCTCAAGAAACAATTGAACAAAGCCAGCCACAACAATCATTCAATCCATTTGATGATAGTAGTTGGTCGTCTAGTCCTGTAGCTCCTAGTGAGCCTACTGCTAGTGTTCAAGATGTTTCTGGTGGAGCTGCTGCAAGCACTTCCCAAGAAACAGAAGAAGAAGTACTAGATTCTAACGAATGGTTGAAAAGAGAATTTAGCTGGGATAGTGTAGATGCAGCAAAACAAGAATTAGAGGAGCTTCGAAAACTTCGTGAATCTAAAAACAGCGGCGTAGAAGAAGTAGAATTTGAAAACGAAGAAAGCTTAAACCTTTTCCGTCTTTTCAAAGAAGGAAAGCAAGATGAGGTATATAGCTATCTTGAGACACGTCGCAAACTTGATAATCTTATTAATGGGGAACTGAGCCGTGACTCTGCTGCTGAACTCATTAAAATGAATATGCAGAAGTCTTATCCTGATTTAACAAAGGATGAGATTGAGTTTAAGTTTAATCGGGAATTCAGTATCCCCGCAAAACCTGTGCAACAAGATATTGAAACAGACGAAGAATATCAAGAGCGTCTCGATTCTTGGCAAAGCAAGGTTAAAGATGTTGAAACAGAATTAATGATTGAAGCAAAACTGGTTAAGCCAGATTTGCAGAAGTTTCGTAATGAGCTAGTTTTACCAGAGATAGAAAATGGTCAAAGTTCCTATGAGCCTACCCAAGAGGAATTGGAAGCGCAGAAGAAATTTGTTGACCATTTCAAGCAGTCAGTTAACAGTGCACTGTCATCTTTTGACGGATTTAGCGTTTCGGTTAAGGACGAAGAAGTAGATATACCGTTGTCTTACGCTATTTCCCAAGAAGAAAAAGGCATTGTGGCTCAACAGCTTGAACGATTTGCTGATTCAAATTTTGACGCAAACGTAATCTTGGCTGAACGGTGGTTGGATAGTAATGGCGATATCAATACTTCCCAAGTCGTAAAAGATTTGGCGTTGCTGTTAAGCGAAGGGAAGATGAGCCAGAAGTTCGTAAACGAGGCAGCTTCTAAGCGTCTCGCAGAACATATCCGTCGGACAAGCAACATTAGCTTGAATTCCCGCACACCACAACAAACATTCAGCCCTGAAGCAAAGTCAGAAGTAGATAAGCAAATTGAATATATCTGGAAGAACAGTTGATATATATTCAATAACAATTAAAATTCAGAAAAATGGCTGGTATCCCTACGTCGAATATTCTGCAACCGGGTAATATTAGTATCTCCGGTGGCGTAACTCGGCAACTTGTGTCGGACCTACAACTCCTGACACCTCAGTATTACAAGAACTATGTTGAAAAATATGGTTCTGAAGATTTCACTTGGTGGCTCGCTACCTACGCTGGAATGGAAGAGGTTAAAAACCGTGACTTCTTCTGGTTTGAAAACCGTGGTAAACTTATCACTGGTATTCAGGCCGCCTCTAACGTAGCTGCTGCTGCTGGTGCTACAATCACTTTGACTCTGGCTTCTGGTTATCACTATAACAGTGGTACTCAGGCTCCTCTGCGTCCCGGTGAAACTGTACGCGTAGCTTCTACCAACGTGGAAGGTCAAATTTTGGCTATCACAGGTACTACACCTAACGCCTTCACTTTCACCGTTCGTCCAAAGATTTCTACCCAATCTCTGGCTTCTGCTGGTAGCACAGATTTTCTGGCTACTGACGTGCTGATTTTTGGTGGTATTATGGACGCTGGTGAAGCTTCTCAAACTAACCAACCAATGATTCAGTTGGATGAGAAGTACACTAACACTATCACAGAGATGCGCGAAACTTTCAGCGCAACTGACCTCGCCGAGATGACCGAAGTGTATTACACTGGTGGTTTCTCTGGTGATGTTCCTGCTGGTGGTGCTCAAGCTGGTACTTCCCTCTTCACATTGAAAGGGCTGGTAAAATCTAACATTCGTTTTAAAGACGATGTTGAGATGAAGCTGATGCGCGGTAATATCGTAAACAACAGTGGTCTGTCTACTACAACTTCAGTAGGTTCTGAGGGTATCATCCCGAAAGTACTGGCTGATGGTGAAACAGTAGGTTATACCGCTGGTAACCTCGATATCGCCAAGATTCACGAAATCACCCGTATCATGGACGTGAACGGTTGTACTAGTGAGAATATGTGGCTGCAAGACATCTATCAGAACCAAAACTTCTCTGATGGTCTGTTTGCTGCATATCCTGCTGGTGCTTGGGTTTGGGGAAGTAACGAAAAATCTGAAGAGGCTGCAATCAGCTATGGTTGCAAATCTATCGCTATCGATGGATACCACTTCAAGGTTAAGAAGTATCGTCCCTTCAACTCTGAGTTCCTGACTGGAGTTACTCCCACTAACGACTTCTTCCGCAATTTCGGTATGATTTGCCCTCAAGGTGAAACCCGCGATGCGAAAGATGCAAGCAAAACATACAAGAATATCTCCATCATGTACCAACAACCTCCCAAAGGTGGTACTGTAGGAAACGGTATCCGTGTATGGCAGTGGGGTGGTGGTTCTCAGAATCCTACCACAGGAACCATGAACGATAACGTGGAAATGATTACTTACCGTGGTAGCCGCGTAGTTGCAGCTAACCAGTTCGTAATCGTACAAGCTTCCTAATAATTAGGAAAACCAAGGGGGCGGTGAAATATCCGCCCCCATTTTTAAATAACACCGCCCTGATATTCAGGGGGCATTAGTCCTTAAATGGTATAAAATCAAATAAAATGGCAAAATTGTCAGATGTCCAGTATTCACTGAGCGGGGAGTCCAAAAATTCTGGACCATCGGAAGGGGAGAAATTAGTTATTAATGAGATTCGGGATGTCACGCCTACTGGTGTTCGATTCCACATATTTAAGCTTGTATCAAATACAAGAAAAGGTGGAGTTCATGTCCCGGGAATTGATGACGTAATTAATCCCAAGACAGGTAAAATGGAGCGTATTCGTTTGCTGACTGGTGTTGACACTATTTGGTTAAAAGAGCAAAAAGATGTTACACCGGATTATGCAAAAATGAATCAAAGAAATTTAAGCTTTGTTCGTGGTACTAAGATTCTACGAATTCCCGACTACGACCATACAGCTATTGAATTTGCACGGCTGACACGACATAACATCGGAAGCCCCGCAAACAAAACTGGAAGTCATTTTGAGTTCTATGAGTACAACCCTGAGCGCGAACAGCAAGAACTGCTCCGTAAAGAAGAACTTGAGATAAAAATGGCTATCTTAGCACAAGGAATGCAAGCGGACAAAATGAAAAAACACGCAGCATTCTTGGGAATCCGACTCATTGATGACCTCGGATTGCCTAAAACGGAAGATGGTTTGCGTAGAGAGTATATGATTTACGCAAAACGTAATCCTGAGTACTTTGAAAAGACGGTAGAATCTAAAGAGGTAGAAGTCGCATGGTTGGTGAAACGAGCCATTTTGGATTCTAAGCTTGAGATTGGACGGGAAGCTGGTAAAGTTTATTGGGCTAACGGTGGTGGTTTCATCACAGCAATTCCCAAGAATGAAAACATAGAAAGCTACCTAGTTAATCTCGCGCTTACAAATACCGAAGAAGGACGTGAATTTAAAGATAGATTAACGAAAGTAACATCCTAATAGAAAATGGCATACACTGTTGATGACGTTTACCAGATAGTCCAATACGCCTGCGGGAAAAACTTGCAGCAAGGCTACATTTCCCCGGCGGACTTCAATTTAACCATCAATCAGGCTCAGAAATCGTATGCCTCTTACCTACTAGGTAACTTTCAACAATATCAACCGGGAAGACCCCAAGCAAGGGTTGAATTTGGGCAGAACACAGTAATCCGTCAGCGTTTGACTCCCATTATTTATGGGTACAATCTTACGATTGATGCTACTGGGTTCTCCCCATACCCCGGTGATTATTTGCAACAAGATGCAATGTGGAGCTTCTACGGGTATAATAGAATCCGGAAAGTGCAGCAACAGTATTTTTACTCTATTTACAACTCCGTTATTGACCCAGTTAATAGCTGGCCAGTATATATGCTTGAGTATGACGGATTTCGGTTCTTCCCGAACAATACAAGCCAAGCAAAACTTTCTTACGTTCGTAACCCTCCAGACATGGTTTGGGGTTACACATTAGATGGAAATGGAATCCCCGTTTACAATCCTGCGTCAAGTACTCAACCAGTTTGGGACGACGCTTCAATCCTTGAAATCATTGTGCGCGCACTTCGTATAATTGGAGTAAATTTGCAATACAACGATGTGAACGCATACGCTACTGAAATAAAACAAATCGGGCAGTAATGGCAAATCTTATTCAAGCTACGGTATATCAAATTGATGGGTCACCACTCCCCTCAGCGTCAACATTTGATTTTCAGACGAGTAATATTGTAATCCGGGAAGCGATAGTACCCACTATTGCAGCTGTACAATCTGCTATTTTATATTACAATGTGCCCAATAATAGTCTTAGCGTACAGACATTTTTTGTAAGCGAAACTATTGCAGACCTAGTCGCAGCATCAAATGTAAGTGTAACTACACAAGTACAAGCTACTGTTCTTGAGATTAACGAAGACCCACAAGTTCCCGGTGGCGTACAATATAGCTTCCCCGCAAATGAAATTTTAGTCGGTGAATCAATTAATGCAGTAACTGGGGTAAACGCATATATTCAATTCAAAAATGTAAAGTATTTTGTATCTGAAACACAAAGCGATATTTTACTTTATTCAAATTTAGCTGGTTCTGGGATTCAAATTACTAAATCTGAATTAGATTTATTAGTAGCATCTAATGATTTAGTTCCCTCGGCAACGTATATTATTTCTGGTGTAGACACTCCTTTATACGGAGGAACTACAATTATTATCAAAGCTGCTACCACCAACAAACTGGAGCTTGCTGGACATGGTGTATTCTATAATCCTAAATACATCAATTTACAAGCCCCTAACAATGGGTATGGCATCTGGCAGAGTGGAAATACTTATGCTATTGGAGATGATGCTATTTGGGGTGGTAAGCATTGGACAAACAAGACTGGTGTAGCTGGTTCTTCTGTAGATAAGTATACACTTGACTCCACCAACTGGGATGTTGTTGCATTCAACTCCACAGACTATAATGTTGTGTCTGATGTAATACATTATGACCAAGAACATGACATGATTATCCGTAGAAAGGATAAGTGGGATAATGATGTTGATGGTAACTATTTAGTATTTATAGAATTTTCTGACTATAATGGAAGCAATTTAGGTAACCCTATTAAGGATTTTCAATGGGGAAATGGACCTGAAGGCTTTAACACTTCTACATATTATTATAGAGGAGTATTTTCAAACTATGTAAAAGATAGTTATTTAGAATGTATTAATTTTATTGGGGATTTTTTATCTTCTAATACATTAACTCAATTTTCCAAAATACACTCCAATATTATTGATTATACTTCTAGTATTTCTAGTAATAATTTAGAATCAGGGTCAGCAATTCATAGCAATACAATAACTCAAACTTCAGGTATCACAGGGAATAATTTACATTTTTATAGTTCAATTGCACAAAATCAAATTAATGACTCTGTGTATGTAGTTGAAAATGTTTTAAATTCAACATCTAATATATCTGTTAATCAACTCAGCAGTAGTGCTAGTATTAGAAGAAATACATTAAATAGTCAATCTACTATATATGGTAATATACTTTCTAACGTTAGTTCCATAAGTTCAAACATTTTATCTAACAGTATTTTTGGCTTTGGGTATGGAACATTGTCTGGTAAAACAATAGAAAATATTGAAGCAAACTACGCCAATGCTACATTTAACATATCTGCTGCTACAATCATTTATGGAGACTATTCCAAACAAATGTTCAGAAACAGTGCTGGAACAACAAGGCTAGCCTATTACAATGCTTCTAGTGTATTAACAGTTGTAAACGTAAACGCATAAAATGACAAGAGCTGAATTTATAGAAAGAACTCTTCGCCAGATTTATGGCGGGTATGTGTCGGAAGATTCTTCGATTACTCCCATGCTAGTAAATTCTTGGCTAAATGATGCTATTGCTCTTGCTGCAAAAACAAACTATACTGACAACTTAAAGTTGGATGGTATAGGTTATGTTAACAATGCTTTTTATACTACATTTAAGGGAATTGCTCCTACACTAGACGAGCAGAATCTTTGGAAGCTACAGCTTCCCCAAGTGCCCGTAGGTATTGGTACAAATGAGGGAATTTCTACCATTGTGTTCAAAGATGCAAATGGGACTCTCAGCTTCCCACTAATTCCCTTGTCTGCAAACCAAAAGACGTACTTCCAAACTATGCGTCCAATTCCCAACAAAACTTTGTATTACAATGAAGGGGGATTTGTATACGTAATTACAAATGTATTATTGAGTAACTATAGTGCTAGCGTTACAATGGTTAGCGGAGGGAACTCGTCAGACTTGAGCAGTACGCTGAACGTACCATCTGACTACTTCCCTGCAATGGTAGCCTATGTACAACAGCAATTAAACTTGATGAAAGCTGCTCCTAAAGACTTAGCTAATGATGGCCAAGATTTATCAGTAAACTAAAATTTAAGTATATGTTTTCATGGGGAATTATCACAGGAATGGCTCTTACCCTTCTATTTGCAGAAATCGGTAAGGCTGGTCTTACATGGTTTAAACAAAAATTTTTTAAATGAAACCAATACGTTCAAACGTACTTGTAAAACCATTTCCCCCATCAGAGATTTCTGAAGGGGGAATTTTCGTACCTTTATCAGCAAGAAAGGAAAACAATCGGGTAACAATTGTAGCGGTGGGAAATGGAACCCCTAAAAAGCCAATGCAATTCAAGCCCGGTCAGGTTGCCTACCGTGTGAAAGAATGGGGTACTCCTGTTGAAATTCAAGGGGAGATGCATTACATAATGGATGACTCTGCGATTTTGGCAACTGAATAATAGTTACAAAGATGCCTTTACAGAATAGACAATGGGTTAATTTGGATGATTGCATAACGTCGTATTTGGACGAATCTGAGCAATCAAACACAAAATACTTTAAGCTTTGGAACTTGGCTTTTCGTGCCATGACTGAACTTGGACTGGACTTCTTCTATTCTGTTAAATCTGTAAAGCTACCTGTAAATCCAAACCTTACAGTAACACTTCCCGAAGATTATCTTAATTATACAAAGGTGGGAATCCTTGACAATCAAGGACAAATAATTCCCCTCTCAGTAAACAATAACCTCACTACCTCATTCGACCTTCAACCTACACGACTTTCTCAGGTTGTAGACCCATCAATTGTAACAGCATATAGCCCACAGGGAATTGTTTGGTGGAACTACTGGAATGGATATGGCCTTAGCAACCTTTACGGTCTGCCTTCTGGTAGCCCATTTGTAGGCCAGTTTAAGATGGATGCCGCAAACGGTGTCATCGTACTTGACATCAATTACAACTTTGAATACATCATGTTGGAGTATATCGCTGCCCCTATTGCGGGTGGTGAGTATTTTGTCCCCGTTCAATTCAAAGAAGCAGTTATCGCATATTTGCGTTGGAAGGACATCATTTCCCTCCCAACATCAAGAAAAGGCTCTCTAGGTGACAAACGTGACCGTAGAAACGACTATTATAATGAACGTCGTTTGGCTATCGCTCGTTACGATGCAGTTAATCTGACTGACTTGTACGAATGGAACCTGAAAAATCAAAGGATTACGGTAAAAGGATAAAATACAAAAAAAGATTACAATTCCAGAAAATACAAAAAATACAAATCTGGAATCAATGAATTGTAAATAAAATTAGAATATGTCACTTTCCGCAATACTTGGTCCGGGGTTGGTTTCGATATACGGTGCGGGAAGTAATACCAGCACAGTAACAGGAGCAATAGTTCCCAATAATACATTTTTTTTTGGGGTAGTAGACCAAACTTGGAATGGATTAAACGGGAATGTATCTGTAGGACAATCTGTTTTATTCCAAGAATCAGATGTATTTACTCGTTTAGTTTATTCAAATCAAACATATACTTTAATTCAAGAAGATAAAGTAATTTTGATAGAAGTTACCCCACCATGATAGACGCAAAAAGATTTTCTGGAGTCCTAAATACCGACGATAAGCCGGAAAACGTCGCTGGCCCTCAGCACATCGACGCAAAAAATGTTCGTTTTTATGGCGGCCCTAGCGGGTTAACAGCAGAAAATATTAAGGGTAATTACTTAATTAATAACGCACAACTTCCCGACGGATTAAATGAATGTATTGGCTCTTTCTTTGATTCAGTAAACCAAAGAATTATTTGGTTTAATTACAATAGTGCGGGAAATAATGGTATTTATAAACTTGACCTTCAGACCGAAACTGTATCTAAGATTTTTTTGTGCAATACTGATACCGCAACTGATATTCTGAACTTTAGCCCAGATTATCCAGTACATTCTTGCAACCTTGTATATAGAACTCCGGGAGATGGCGACCTTCTCTACTGGACAGACGGTAACAATCGTCCTCGTTATCTAAACTTGGATACCGTGTCTTCCCTTGCGCCATTTACAGAGGATATGATTAATGCGGCAAAGAATGCTCCTCTTACGCCACCTGATTTGGAATATCAGGATGATGTAAATTTTAAAACAAACAATTTAAGAAAGAAATTATTTAGAGCTTGTTATCGTTGGGTTTATAGTAATGGAGAAAAATCTACATTTTCTCCTATATCAAAAGTTCCCCTACCTGTAAATGGATATGACGTAACAACAAACGCCATAGATACTTACAACAATAGAATACAAATAACAGTAACTGGAGGTGGAGATGATTACACAGCAATTGAAGTTGCTGGTCAATTTAATATAAATAATGTATGGAGTGATTTCTTTTTAATTGATAGCTTAGATGCTACTCAATACAATATTGCTCCGGGTGGTACATATAATTACAGATTTTATAACGATTCTACATACACCCCAATAGACCCTCAAGAAACTGACTTATATTTTAGCTGGCTACCAAACAAAGCTAATACGCTTGAGCTGCTAAACGGTAATGTTCTTATTTACGGGGGAATTACTGATGGTTATGATTTGTTGCAAAGAGATGAAGTTGACGTAGTAATTACATCAAGCTTATCTTCAAGCGGCGGAAGTGTACCTACAATAACTTACGGATATTCTGGGCCTCGTTCTATTTATGTTTATATTGGCCCAGTAATTCAAACTGGTGCAGTATATAATGTAACATTTAATTATACTAATTCGGTAACTCCGCCAGTTATAACTTATACATCTAACGATAGCTATACAACTATTGGTGGCGATACTCAGGCAAGCATTGCGACTTCCCTAGCTGCGTTAATAAACAACCCCGGATTCATTACTGCTACAGCAACTGGTGGAGGTTATATATTTATTACTGTCTCTAGCGGTATCGGTAGTATTACAAATGTAGTTGTTACTGCCACGGGAACTGGTGGTGTTGTAACTCCGGGACCGTCTTGGAAATGGAGTTGTCCCGGAAGACTTGGACTGGTTTATTTTGATGATAGAGGGAAAACAAATGGAGTAATATCTTACGTTGCAGATAACGTATTGGATAATACAGATTTTGCATTTTATACTCCAGCGTTCGGTACGTCTGGAGGTGTCCCTCAAACTCCAGTTGTTAATGCATCAATAAATCACACACCACCAACTTGGGCGACTAGTTATCAATGGGTACGGGCAAACTTGTTGCCTACTAGTTTTATATATTGGGTGACTTCTGATTATCAAACGGATTCAACATATTTATATTTTTGTATACAAAACTTAACTGAACAAAAGGAAAAAGATACAGGTTTTGTGCCAAGTTATGAGTTTACACAAGGTGATAGAGTTCGAGTAATAGCATCATATACTGGTTCTGCATTTTCTCCATACGTTGATGGTAGCGGACAGCCATTCCAGCAGGATATGGCTATTTTGGGGACTGTTGAAAGAACGATGGCTTCTCCAGCAACAAACGGTACATTTTTGAAAGTATATAATACTGGCTCATTCCCTACCGCATCTTATCAACAAAAAATGTTGATTGAGATTTATAGCCCAAGACAGAAAAATACTAGTGAAACTGAACTGTTTTTTGAGTGGGGCGAAAAATATGATATTTATACTTTGCTTGGTAACAGATACCATAGAGGGCAAATAGCAGACCAAACATCAACTCAACCAGCTACATTTGAATGGAAAGAAGGTGATGTTTATTTTAAGCCAAGAACATTTTATACTAATGTAGGTTCTCCGGCTGTTGTAAATACCCAATATTTCCAAGACGCTAATTACAGCGATTATTTTGTAAGTGCGGTAAATTCTAATGGAAGAGCTTGGGTTGTTGATTCTTTGGCCGCAGAAGAATATAATTCTGTTATGATTAGATGGGGTGGGAAGTATCAAGATGGAACTACAATAAATGAACTCCCAATTTTTAGACCTAATGACTTGGATATGGCTGATAGGTCTAAAGGTGATATACAAAGATTTAAATCACGTGATAGGATTTTGCGTGTATTCCAAGACCGGGGAACTGGTCAGTATGGAGTTTATATGCGTTTTATTCAGAATAATCAAGGTCAATCTGAGCTGGTTACTACGAATGAAATTATTACAACAAATAACATTCAATACTATCAAGGTGTATATGGGGTATCAGGATACCCGACAAACTTAGTAAGTACCCAAAATGCTGACTATTTTGTAGATGTGGTAACTGGTCGTGCAATTAGATTGGGGGGAAATGGACTCACAGACTTGGGCTTGGCTTACAAAGGTCAATTCTTCTTGAGTCAGTTAGTACTTCCCTACAATAAATCAATAACAAGAGCTGGCGGTTTTACATCTAAGATAATGGGGTTATTTAACTACTTTGACAATCAATATAATGTATTGTTGCAGGGAAGTATTAGCCAACTTATTATCCAAAGCCAATCTCCTTTTGAATTATCAGCTACTTACGAATTGTATTTAAACGGAGAGCCTAAAACTGGGGACGTTATAAGTATTGAATTGACAGATAGTTTATCAACTACTCAAACATATTCATACACCGTATTGGCTGGTGACACTGTTGATGATATAATTACTGGCTTGGTTGCAGACATTAACGGTGGAATTGACTTTGTTGCTACCTCAATATCGGGTTCCCCTTATTCTCACCTAGAAGTAGTATCTGCTTACCCGCTTATTACAGTAGAGGGAATTACTGCCATAACATATAATACAACAGGAGACGTAACCCCATACAATTTCAGCTTCAACGAAACTCGTAACGGGTTCTGCTCATTTTACGATTTCCATCCAGAATGGGCTACAGGGGCTAACGATATGGTCTACACTTGGAAAAACGGGGAAATCTGGAAGCACGACGACCCAACATACTGTAATTTCTACGGAGACCAGTATAACGCATCCGTAACCGTTGTTTTTAACAATAATTTGTTGGGTAAAAAGTCTTGGCATAGTATTAACGAAATTGCCAGCGGTATATGGGCAGTTCCCTCAATGTATACCAACACCAAATCCTACGGAAGTACTAATCAATTATCCAATCTGGTAGACGCAGAATTTACCATTTTGGAAGGGAATCCGTCATCCGCCATCAAGAGAGACTCCAATTCCCAAGGCGGAAAAATCAACGGGGACTTCATGAAAGGCAACTATTTAGTTGCTAAATTTGAGAAACAAAATGCTTCAAATTATATAACTTTGTCAGAGGTCTCTGTCCGAACTACGGATAGCCCGTTGACAGCAAAATAATATATTATGCCACCAGTATCAGGAGCTAGTGCAACCCCTTGGGGGGCGATAATTCAGGGAGGTCTTGGACTTGCTCAAATGGTTGGCGGCGCAATTGGAGCCGCTAAGGGTCGTAAAGAACTTAAAGGGCTATTGGCTCAGTCACCTCAGTACAAAGCTGATGAAGGAATTATGAGCTATTACAACCAAGCCCTTCAGCGTGCAGGCATTTCCCCTACAGAATCAGCTCTCTACAAACGTCAGATGCAAAACATAGGTCGTAGCGCAGCTACTGGACTCCGTGCAGCGCAACAAGAAGGTGGTGGGTTAGCAGCTGCTTCTAGTATTGCTAGAGGTATGAGTGATTCTGCTTTAAACGCAGAAACTGCTGCTGAACAACAACAAGCTCAGAGATTTGGGGCACTTGGAGCCGCTGCTCAAATGGCTGCTGGCGAACGTCAGCGCGCTTTTGATATCAATGTAATGCAGCCTTGGCAGACAAAAGCTCAAATGGCTGGGCAACGTGCAGCTGGTGGGGCTCAGACATTCAATATCGGAGCTGGTAATATTTTTGGTGCGGGAAGTAGCCTTGCAACTGCTGATTTGTACAAACAGCTTTATGGTAAAGGCGGAAACAAGTATGGTGCAATAGGTGGTTTGCTTGGACGATATGGCGGTGGTTTACTGGGTCAGTAATATTAATTTTATATAAAATGGCGTTGCAACTTCCCAACATATATACCCTAGGTCAAGTACAAGTTAATAGTCAACCATTAGCTCAACTACAAGGACAGCTGATTGCTAAACAACAAGCTAAGCAAGAAGCTTTGGATAAGTATTTTGAGAAGCAAATGAGTGATTTGTCTAGAGATGGAATTGCAGAAAATGATATGCCTGATTGGGATGCTGAAGTTACTGGTTTAAAAAATTATTGGAAACAAAATAAAGATGATATTGCGAGGGGGGGAGATGCAAAGTTTCAGTTTGATAAAAAAGTTCAAGAAATAAGAACCTTAGCTTCCCAATCTAAAGAGAAAAAAAGAGATTTACTTGAACTTGGTCGTCAAGCAACAATTGCTGGCAAGAATTTTACAGATACAGATATGACTGTAATTGATAAAATGTCATTGCCAATAAGAAGTAAGGATAGGATTAACCCTGAAACTGGTAAAGCTTGGGGGTATTGGGATTTATCTACTCAAGTCCCTGCATTCGATGCAAGTAAAAGAAATTCTTGGTTTAATAATATATCTTCTGATATAGAGCCTGAAATTGCTAAAGCAGTACCAAAAACTAGAAAAACATTGCCGGGAGGAGATATACAAGAAGATATTGAATATTTTTATGGGGACAGGCAGCTCCAATTCATGGAAAATAAAGCCATGTCTCTTTTAGCGTCTGATAGGACCGCAATGAATGATTACGAAAAACTTAAAGCTAACCCAACAGACCCTAGATTAGCAGAATTACAAAAAGCATGGGATGCTGCGCCTTGGCATAAAGGTAAGCCTATGACTACTTTACAGGATTTGGCTGCTGCTGATGTTTTACGCGAATATTATTTGAGACCTCCTGTAAGAAAGCTTAAAACATATCAAGTAAGTCAAGGTAGTGGAGGTACTACTAAGGCTGTTGATGCTGATATTCGTCCTTATTTAGTATTCCCTAAGTATACCGCATCTACAGTAACATTGCCAGATGGTAGAAAAGCAGTTCCCTCCACTGAAATATCACCTAACGATTTGTCAAAAATTAAAGTAGTTCCTGAGTTTATTGGAGGAAAAGATTACTATATTGTGGAGTCTGATGGTGTATGGAGGGGAGAAGGAGGTCAAAGAATTGTAGACGAAGATTTGGCTGTGCAAGCTGCACCTTCAGATATTAGAGAATCATATTTAAAAAAGAAAATGTCTGGCGGGAAACCAAGCCAAACTAAAAAAACAACTACTCCTGCTGGAACTAAAAAGAAAACTGGGGCTAGTGGATTAAATTAATACTAATGGCTGAAAATACATATACAGGACAAAACGAAGACCCGAAATATCGTAAAAAAGTATATGATATTTTATCTTCAAATTTTGAAGACTTCAAATTGTCTGAATCTGATTTTTACAAAAAGTTAGATTCAGATACTGGGTATGCTCCTAAAGTGTATAAAGTATTAAAAGATAATTTTTCTGATTTTCAAAAGCCGGAAAAAGATTTTATGTCTTTAGTCGGCCCTTCTAAAAAAAAAGGCCTTTTTGGAGAAATTACTACTTACGTTGGCCAATTGCAAAAAGAGGCTGGTGAGGCTCTTGGTGGGGTAAAGAAAGGATTGGAGACAGTAGCAGCAACTGCTGCTCATTATGAAAGAAAGGTCCCAAGGATATCTGGTCCTGTTGAAGAAAAAGTAAAGGTAGAAGTAGAGGAGAAGCTTGACCCTAATGATTTGGTGGGAAGTTTGCAGAAAACAATGCCTCCATTGTTTAAACAAACAGTTCCCACATCAGATGCTACTTATATTAGGCCAAATGCAGTAAATATATTTAACGAGCAAGAACGTCAGCGACCAGAGGTAATAAAAGGATTAGAGAGGGAAAAGAAATTAAAAGATTTAAAGGCAGCTTTTACTAGTGATGTAAATTTATCTACTACGCAGTTGATGCGTGCTACTGGTAGAAGTGCAAATGAAATACAGGGTGCTAGTCGGGAAGAGCTTGCTCAAATGGTTCGTGAAGGGAATCAGTCAGATAGATTGGCCGCACAAACTGTTGCTGATGCAAGAGATATTCGTCAGGCTTTTACTGAATCTGAAAATTTAGAGCAAGCTGCTATTAAATTAGCTGCATTAAAGGACCCGCAAGTAGCTCGTCAAATAGAAATTACTGCGTCAAAACTTCCCGCACGTAATCTTGGTGAAGTAGTATCGGGAACTCGCAATGTAATGGGTGACCCTAAAAGTCTTTTTGGGGAAGCTACGCTTGGCCGGATGATTTATCAGTTGGCATCAAATCCAGTTGCAGTACAAGAGATTGAGAAGAATCCTGAACTTAAAAAGCAATTCCGGGAAGCTATCCCCTTGCTAATTAATAAATATCCTTCTTTCGGTAAAAGCTATTTGGGTAATGTTATTTCCCAAAAGATGGAAGATATGGGCATGAATAATGCTCTGTTGAATATAGTTACCAAAGAAGAAACAGATAAAGTCGTAGATGAATTGGTCTCTGAAGGGAAGATGAGCCCCTTGGAAATCCAATTCTACAAAGACAATATGCGCGAAGGCGGTATTAGAAATTTTGCAAAAACAATTATCGGTGAGCAGTTGTATAAAACGCCGGGATTGATAGAGCGCACAGCCGAAAGCGCAGTTTCTGCAATCAAATCTACTGGAGCTGGGGCTGCTGAAGTAACTGGTCTACGTCCGTTGTTGGTTGGGGAAAGAGCGATGGTCGCTCGCGATGTTGCTGCTAGAGATGAGGCAGTAAACATTCGTCCTCGTGGTACTATTAACGAAATATCTGCATTTGGTGGTGATTTCCTAGGACAAGTATTGCCTACAGGTCTTTTGGGAAAAGGTCTTACGGCGGCCAAAGTATTCCAAAACCCAGACAACGCTATTAAAGCTCTGTTCGGTCTGCAAGCTTTTGGTAATTATATGCCTCAAGCGCGTGCTATGTTCCCCGGAGAAGGGTTAAAGCAAAGAGCTTATGCTGGTATTTTAGCAGGTTTAGAGCTTGCCACAGAGAATATATTTAGAGATAAAAAGGTAATAGACGGTTTATTAGGGAAAGTAAAGCCTGAAATTGCATCCGTAATTAATAAGTTTACTGCTAAAGAGATATCTGCTGCTACTGCTCGGGAAGCCGTGGAAGGAACTATTGCAAAAGCAATACGGTCAGTTCCCCAATTCACAAAATACTTCGCTAAAGGCGTAGGCGAAAACACATTTGAAGAGACGGTAACACAATTAGGCCAGCAACTTACTGATGGAGTATTCACTGGTAAGAAGTTTAATGATTGGGTAAATGGGGAAGAGCTGCTTGAAACAGCACGCACATCTGCTCTAGGAAGTACATTTATTGCAGGTTTGTCAGCTCGCGCTGATATGCTTGCTTCAAAGGGTATGACCGCTAAGATGGTGTATGATATGGCAGAAAAGCCTGAGTACTGGATTGAGAAGATTAGAGAGAATGCAGAAACCGACCCAGATTTGCAAGCTGATGCGGAAGATAAAATAGCAAACTTAGAATATGCTACCAAAGTCCGTCAAGACCTAGAAAAAACTAATCTGACCGAAAAGCAAAAGATTAAGTTTTTAATTAATGCACTGGATGCTCATGTGAAAGGGAAGACTTCCCAATCAATCACAGACCCTGTATTAAAGAAACGAGCAGAACAAGAAGCTAAAGTAGTAGAACAACAACAAGAGGCTATATTGAATGGTGATGACCAAGGGGAAATAGAGGGAGACCTATCTGATGAAGTTGTAGAACCTGCCGGGGAAGTCGCACCAGAAGTTCCCGCAGCACCAAAAGAAATAACAGAGCAAGAGTATAGTGATTTTATTGACAAGGGAATTGTTATCCCTGAAAGATTAAATGACATAGCTCAAAAAGTAAAGAATCAAGAAAAGTTATCTGAAAGGGAACAAGAGATATTTACTGATAAGACGGCTGATATTAATAAAATTATCGCCGAAGAAGTCAAGCCAGAAGTTCCCCAAACAGTAAAACAACTAAGAGCAGCAGAACAAGCAGAATATGCTGCTATGGCTGACCCTAACGACGAAATAAAAAGACAAGAAATTTACGATAAGTACGATAAGCTGATTACTCCGTTATTGGAGAAAGAAAAAGAAGTCCCAGCAGCACCAACAGAAGGGGTAGGGGCAAAACCACAGGTTAGGTCAAATACTGATGGTGGGAAGTATGTTAAATATAACCCAGATGACGTATTGCCTCTTCTTAAAGATTTTGAGCCAACAAATACTTTAGAGGTAGAAAATTATGTAACTCAGGTTGTGCCAAGTGATGCTTCGGTAGAAGCATACAAAATGGTTCCTGTAGATAACATAAAGCCATCAGAAAAATTAAGCGAAAAAGATAGGGCTGAAATAGATAGAATAAAAGATGCTATTAAAAATAATGAGGACATACCACCTGTTGTTTTGGAATTCGCTCCAGTAATTGATAATAACTCAGAATATAAATTTGGTTTAGCGGATGGCCACCACAGATACATAGCTTACAAAGAATTGGGATATAATGAAATACCTTCTGCTATTATAACGTCTAGAGAGGATTATACTTTTAATACTAATGATAAGGATGTATCTACTTTATTCAAAAAAGTAGTTCCATCAGGGGTTACGCCACAAGCCCCCGCACAGGCTCCAGTTCCCTCCATCATAGAAGTAAAATCTCCAAAAGAAGTAAAACAAGGAGATACTGTAGTATGGAGAGGGGAAGAGTTTGTAGTTGATGCAGTAAACAATAAGGGTGGGTTTAATCTTCGCAATAAGAAAGAACCCACTTGGACTGTAACAGACGCAAGAATAACCGATGAAGAGTTCCAAGGTAAGCGTGGGGAAGCTGTACCAGAAGCCAAATTGGAGGTAGAGACAGCTCCAGAAATTCCAGCAGCGGCTCCAGTTCCCTCAGTTCAAACTGAACAAGTTGGTTATACTTCAAAAAATCTTCCCAAACCAATTGGCAATTTTGAAGTAGTAGAAGTTATTCCTTATACTGAAGTTGATAAAAATAAATTTAAACCAGAACAGCAATTAAAATTTAATCAAGGTGATTATTATGAACCAGTAAGAATCGTGGGGGATTCTGATTTAATTGAACTTATACAAATGGGTTCACGACTTATAAATAATCTTAAAGCTGGTTATGAAAAAAAACCTATAAATAAATACAGGAAAGAAAAACTTGAAAAACAATTCGGTATTACTTCTTATGAGGCGTACAATAAAGCCCGACAATTAGCAAAAGACAACAGGGGTAATATTGAGAATATAATTATTATAGGTGAGCCTGTATCTGAAATTAAATCAGAAGTTCCCGCAAAAACAACATCTGACGTAGTAGCTGATGATTTGCTTAATTTCTTAGGCATAAAGCCAGAAGGAGGTGAAGTTAAATTTAGCAAAAGAACAGGCCAGCCTGAAGTAATTAAGCCAGTTGATGAGAAAGAAAAGGAAGTAATTGACCAAATGAATGCTATGGAATTGGTCAATGAAGGCGTTGAATTGGGTGCTCCATCAACTACAAATGAAAAGATTGACGTTGACGAGTTAAACTCTCGTCTTGATACACCTTTGGCGAAAGTAAATTGGGATGATTATGAGGGAATTCCTTTTGCTTTTACCATATCTGACCAACTTCGTTCTGGGGATGTAACAAATCCTGCAACTGGGGAAGTTATTGGAGACCTTAAAGGAGGTATCGGATTTAACGGTACTTCGGGAAATGAAGGTAATTCTTGGGCCAACACAAGTAAGGATGAGGCTGAAGCTTTATTGAGTAAAGCATTAGACGTTTACAACGCAAATAAGCCATTGTTTGAAAAGCTTTGGGCTGAAGGTAAGCTTCCTGATGGGCATACCCCCGTAGCTGTTGTTAAAATGGCTGAAAGCTCAATACTTTCAAACGAAGCCGTATTCCGTGTTGGAATCCAAAATATAAAAACACTTCCCGAGCGTAATAGACAAAAGGCTGTAACAGTATTAACAAAAACACTAAAGCAAAAAGCTGCCCAAATTAGTAAGGATATTAAAAGGGGAGCTGATGCTAAAACTGGTGCGCCTTATAGTGAGAATACATTAAAAGCCAAAAAGAAATTATTGGCTCAATATAACAGAATATTAGATGTCGTAAACAAGTACGGGTATAAGGATATTGTAGAGGTTTTAGAAGATAGTAAACACTTCTCACTTCCCGAAAAAGCTATTATTACCGGGGAAGTATTCTATGGTGCTCCTACCCCAATAGGAACTAAGCCTATCGATATTAATAGAAGCCGCCCAAGTACTCCTGTATCTGTTGCATTGATAGGAAATAAAAATCCTGAATTAATTAATATCGGTCGGATAACTGATTTGTTGACTGAACCTTCAATGAAGAATGTGCCCAATATGCACGTTGTATCAATTGTAGGTGTAGATGTCAAAAACCCACAGACCACTGAAACAAATCATCCCAATTATAAATTTGGTGTTAAAGGACAATCTATCGGAGTTTTAGAGAATCCTGTTCACATGAAGGATGCTTTTGGGGAAGCTTATGGTAGTGCCATTTCCCAAGTCACCAAAAATGAAGCTAGCAATGCGTCTATAAACGCAAAACAAGCTATGACACAGGGTATCCCTGTACAAGCTGGACTTCCTAATAGGGTCTTAAAAGGTGCTGTTGCAAAGAAAAATTTGGACGCAATAGATAAGTTAACAGGATTTTTGCGTCAAGCTTTCCCGTCTACTACATTCTTTTCTTCTCAAGAAGCTTGGGATGCAGCTATGGCTGACCCTTCAATAAAGAAAAAATTGAAACAAGGGGAAGTAGTATATGCATTTACCACTGATGGAAACGTATTTATAAATCCAAATCTTAAAACAACAAAAGCTGCTCTTCACGAAACTGGACATATTTGGATGGAATTTGTAAGGGATTCAAATCCTGAAATTTATAAAAAGGGTCTTAGTTTAGTAGAAGGAACAAAAGAATTAGAAAAAGCCAAAGAACAATATGGTGATACTGAATTGGCTAGGGAAGAGGCACTTATGGAATTGATGTCATCGAAAGGAGACACGATTGTCAATGCTTCCCAAAAAGCTAAATTTAAAGAATGGTTATTATCCCTTTATAAATACATATCTGAAAGCTTTACATCTCTTTTAGGTTTGTCTCCAAAAGAAGTTGAAAATCTAACATTGGATAAGTTTATTGAAGGGATGTTGGCTGATATCTTATCTGGACGAGAGGTAACTTCAAAAAAAGTAAAAACTCAATTAAAACTTTCTGCTGAATCAAAATATGAAACAATTAAGAGATTTATTGATTTGCAACGTCAAAAAGGATTTAGCGATGAAGATATCAGAGCTGGTATAAAAAAGGTTGCTAAATCTATATTTCTTAGTGAATCTGATGTAGACAATTTAATGGCCGGGGAAATCCCCATAAAAACAAAAGAAGATGCCGTTCAAGAGCAAGCAGCAGGTAAAGTTCCTGTACAGCCAGAAGCCGGAGTTAGCAAAGAAGTGGAGGGAGGAGTTCCCGGAGCAAAACCTAAAGCAGCTCCCGAAGAAGGTAAAGCTGAAGGTGAAGAAGAAAAAGTAAGGGTATCTGGTATCAAGAAGGGCTTGGTTTCCCAAGAGGTATTATCAAGAGTAAATCTTAATACAGTTGGAGATAAAGAGCTTTTAGAGTCGGGAAGAGCTATCATTGAAAGTGGGGAAGTGAAGCCAAAGACTGTTGTCAATCGTGTAATTGATGGTGGTCAGGGTGTTCTTACCCCTGCTGAGGTAGTCGCTATGATTACTTATAAGGCTGATTTAGACACTAAACAAGAAGATTTTTCTAAAGAAATTGAAAGAAGAACAAAGGCTGGGGAAGACTTAGGTGACCTTTTGGTTGAATACAAGGACTTGCAGGTCGAAATAGACAACTACGACATTGCAGCTGTTATCACAGCTCAGCAACAATCTTTGGCATTCCGTCTTCGCAGATATCTTCTTGACAGAGAGTATAACATTAGTGTACAAATTAATCGTTACAAGCAAACAAACGGCGGAACAATCCCTGAATCTGTACTCGCTAAGTTTAATAAGCTTAATGAAACGATAAAGGATTTGCGTAAGAAGATTAAGGAGGCTGAAGCTGTTAAGTACGAAGAAGATTCTAAGGCTGCTATGCAAAACATCATTGAAGATGTAGAGCGTGAGAATCAGGCTAACGGTCCTAAATTATATACAGAGCAAGAGCTTGAGGATAAAGTTAAAGAAGGAGTTCAGAAGGAAATTGATGGTATCTACGCAAAGATGCCAGCTGAAAAGAAAAGCAAAGCTCAACGAGTTGTAGATGCTCTCGATAATATTCAACGTAAACTTCGTAGTAAAACATATGATGCTAGCTTAGGAGTTCCCGTAGCTTTCATTGATGCGGGAATTACTGCAATCAAGAATGCTATCAAGCTTGGTATAGAAGTAGAAAAGGCTATTGAGATTGGAATTAAAACAATCAAGGATAAGCTCAATGGTGCTAAGTGGGATAAGGAGGCTGACTTCCGTAAGGATATGATGGAAGGTTTTAAAGAGGAAGGAGTTGATGTTAAAAAAACAAAAGAAGTAAAGGCTAAGATTAATGATGATGGTACAATAACAATTCCAAACAAAGACATCCGTGATTTTGTATCTCAGGGGATTGAAGATATTGATGATTTGGCTGATGCTATATTAAATAAGTATCAAGCAGAACTTCCCGGCATATCATCAAGACAAGTAAGAGATGCCATCACCAAGTATGGTAAAGAAGTATCACAAACAAGAGATGATATTTCAATAAAGCTTGGAAGAGCGAAGAGAGTCGGAAGATTGCTTTCAGAACTTGAGGATTTAAGAACTATGGATAAGGGTGCTTTCTTGTTGAAGTACCAAAGAGTTAAGCCAGCCCAAGACAAGATATCTGAAAGAGAGAAGAATCTCAAATATCTCATTCGTCAATTGGGGCGGGAAATTATGGGTGATGAGCCACTTCCCGACAACTATGACGAACAAAAAGCCCTTGATACAGCAAAGAATAGGGTTGGCCGTAGAATCGAAGAACTTAGAGACAAAGTAAGAAGAGGTGATTTCTCTAAAAAGCAAAAACGCAGAGTTCAGGCTGACCAAGAACTATTGGACCTTCAGACTCAACTTGAAAATGCTAAATCTCAATTCGACTTGGAGCATGAAAAGAATGAGCAAAAGAATAAGAAGTGGTATCAGAAAGCTGGCGATTTTGTATTAGAGCTGTTTAGCGGAATACCAAGAACACTGGTTACTGGTTTTGACCTTGGTATCGTGTTTACTCAGGGTATACGAAAAGTATTTACCAATCCTCGGATGTCTGCGAAGGCATTTGTAGAGGCTGGTAAGCAGTTCTTCTCAGAATCTAGACAAAGAAGAATGGAGCAAGAGCTTAAATTGTCTGGTTCTTACGCATTGATTAAGAATTCGGGTCTTGCAATATCGGAGGGGGCTGAAAAAGCATCTGCCCAAGAACAGATATTTATTGTCAATTATGTAAACTTAATTTGGGATACATTCTCAAGAGTTATAACATTGAATTACAAGCCGGGAACTGATTTCGTAAAGGCATTAAATCCTTTCAAGGCTTCCCAAAGATTCTTTGATGGCTACTTAAATTACATAAGAATAAATTCATTCCTTGACTTGTCGAATGCTATCGACAAAGGCGGATATATGCCTGAAACTCATCCTGAAATTTACAAAGCTGCTGCTGAATTTGTAAATACTACTACTGGTAAAGGAGCAAAGAATATTCCAAAATCTCTTGGTTTCTTAATGTTCTCTGCATCCAAAGTTGCATCTGAATTAAAACTATATACACCTTATGCATTTTATTATTACGCTAAAATGCCTAAAGCTGTAAGGAAAAGAGCTATGTTGGAGTTTGGAACATTCGCTTTGAGTTTTGGTACAACTATGTTCTTAATGAGAGCTGCACTTGGCCAAGGTCAAGGCGGTGAAGATGATGATGAATTTTGGGATATCAATAGCAGTAATTTCTTGACATTTAAGTTTGGGAATCAGCGGGTATCATTTGCGGCTGGTGCTCGTCCAACACTTGTGTTTATGGGTCGATTGTTTAGTGGTGTGTATGTCGACCAGTATGGTCAAGAATCAAAATTGGGTGAAAGAACGGGTAAGCAAATTAATACTAGGTTCGACCTTATTGTTAGGTTCTTTACTGCTAAAGCGGCTCCAGTTCCCGCAGCTGTCATACAATACCTAGACAAGAAAGCTGGCGTAGAGGTAGAAGATAATGTCTTCCAAAATCTAGTCCTTCCCATGTGGCTTCAGGACTCACAAGAATTGTACGCTCAGAATCCAAAAGAAATAGGGGCCCTTTATACCCTTCTTTCACTTATTGGGGCAAACATAAGAACCGTAGAGGAGTATACTCAGAAAGAACATAAGGTCCCTAAAAAGATAATATACAAGGAACAAATATTACCGTCGGGAACTAGAGAGCGGGAAGTGACTTTAACTGATGAGCAAAGAGCTGAATTCCAAAAAATATTTGACCAAAAATTTAAAGAGAATATTGACAATATACATAAGTCTGAAGCATACAAAAAGTTGAAAGGTAAAAATGATAGAATGCTTTTTGATGTAACATTTGGCAAGAAGGCTAAGGATGATGCTGAGACTGATGCTATAAATTTATTGGAAAGAATATATACAAGTGAATTCAAGAAGTTCCCAATAATAAGAGAAACCCCAGAAGAGAAAGAAATAAATAGAATTCTGAACATAGGGGAAAAGCGGTAATAAAATGAACGTAAAAAACCTTAATTTTGATACATAAAATATAGGTAAAATGCCATTAGTTCCCAATTTTACAACAAGCCAAACAGCGGGAAGTCCCTCTGTCATAAATATAGAGGATACGTCCACGGGAAGTGACGTGGCTATTACCCAACGTCGGGTTTATTTGGTTGACTGGCAGGGAAATTATGTCGTTCCCTCTGGAACTACAACTAACTACGTTCAATGGAGTATCCTAAACTCAACAATTGCAATTGATTGCCTTACCCAAGATACCGCTCTTGAGGTGACAGTTGAATGGTTGGACACAAACGATGTTGTTTTGTATGACAAAACTGAATTAGTAGGATTTACTCTTTATAACGAGACCTTCTACTATTCCCTGACACAAGCCCAAGCTGCTGCATCAACTCCAACAACCATCCTTCAAGACACTACGTTCTTGCAGAATAAATCTAATCTTCGTTTGTTTATTGATAGCGGGAATCAGGCGGTCACACTCGGGTATGATATCGTATCTGCTCAGCAATGTTACAACTTGGCCACAAATCTTAATACTAATCAAGACCTATACTACTAAGCCAAATGGAGTTGTATTACACAAATAAAGATTTGGTTTCTCTGGAAGGTGAAATTTGGAAGGATGTTCCAAATTACGAATCCTTATATCAGGTTAGTAATCTTGGGAGAGTAAAATCATTGATAAAAGGTGAATTGATATTGAACCAAATTTTTAATATAGACAAATATTTGTGTGTCAATTTGTATAAAAAAGGTAAAGTAAAGATGATGAAAGTCCATAGATTAATTGGATTTGCATTTTTAAATAATGAATTAAATAAACCTACTATTAACCATATTGATGGTAACAAACAAAATAATATTTTGTCTAATTTAGAATGGTCATCTATAAAAGAAAATAATATACACGCATGGGAGATGGGCTTAAAAAAGCCATCTGAGTATCAGAAAAAAAGAGTTATTGAGTGCAATAGTGGTGAAAATAGCAAAAAAGCTAAATTAATTTTGAATACAGAAACAGGCATTTATTATTATACTATAAGAGAAGCGGCTTCTTCAATAAATATGAAGAGGCAAACTCTTAATGCAATGTTGGTTGGGAAAAACAGAAATAGAACTAATTTTGTTTACGCATAAAATCTATAAAATTGCCACTGACAGTCGCTCAAATAATTGACATTGGGAAAATATCTCAATACCTAGCTCAAGTTGATGTTAACAAGGGAAGTCTTTTTTCTCCCCGTGTAGCTCCTCTTACGCCACAGATTCTTTACTTGGAGCGTAAGGCGGTAGAATGGATGTACAATCTTGACCCTGCTGACACTTCCCTCTTCCAAACATCACAATATCTATATAGCCTTTGTAGGGGATATAATCTACAAGCTCAACAAATTTCGGGAACTGCTGGGGCTATTTCCCCTGTTATACCATCACAGATTCCCAACCCTTATGATTTTGAAGTAACCGGAAGTTCTCTAATGGTAAACGGACAGTCTACCATAACATTAAGTGCTTTCATAGGATTCAATGTTCTTTTTGTTCGCAACGGAATCCCACAGTCAACAATTAATACAGGAGGTAGCTATTATTCTTGGGTAAAAGCTACAGGATTATTTACCATTTCCCCAGCAGCCTCATTGGGCGAACAATTCCAAATCTATCCAGTATGATGAAAAAAATATTCTTACTTGTAATTGGGTTTGTAATGTTTAAGATGGGGTACTCGCAATACCCCATCCAACAATTTATTGGTGCGGACAGCGCAGTTGTGACATCCAAAGGTGGCTTGCAAGGCCGTTTGATTAATCACGTTTTTACAGATACCACTTCCGCCAATTCCCAACGAATCAAACAATATCCCGGTGCTATGATTTATGCATCAGGGAAGTTGTGGGTCAGAAACACTACAGCCACAGGATGGACTGAACTTGCTTATGGGCCAATATCCACAACAAATATTTACAATTCAGATGGTACTCTTACTGGAAATCGTGAACTGGATGGTAATAGCAATAATCTTACTTTCACAGCAGTAAAGAAATTTGAATTTTCTGGAGATAGCCTTTATTATCTTCTTGACCCAGCGGGAAACCTGAGATTGAAGCTTGGGAATCAGCAATTCACCATGCAGGGTGACACGGCTTCCCTTTCCAGAAGATTATCTTACACTGCAAATCTTGGTTCTTCATTTACTAAACATAGCCTAGTAGACAAAAATTATGTGGACAGTATTGGTGTGTTAAGCCCTACAGGTTCTGGAACTACCAACTACGTTTCCAAATGGACAGGTTCTACTGCATTGGGGAACTCACAGATTTTTGATAATGGTACGAGTGTAGGGATAGGAACTGCGAGTCCGAGTTCAAAACTACACGTTGAAGGTGGCACGTTAACGGTAATCGGTAGCGGAACTTCAGTTAATGAGTTTAGGGCTAATGGTATTATTGCGATTGATTTAACACCAAACTTATCAGACGATTATAAGTTTAGAACATTGGTGGCGGTTAGTGGAGATATAACTCAAACTGCCGTTAATAACTTCTCATTAAACTCGGGTGGTTATTTAGGTCTTGGTGGCGGTGGTAGTGAGAAAATGCGAATCACAAGTGCTGGGCGAGTTCTCATCGGAACACAAACCGAATCGACTTATGAGTTAGACGTAGTGGGCGACATCCGTTCTACCTTAGATGCCAACATAAACGGATTGACAGTAGGTAAAGGAGGGGGAAATGTTGCGGATAACACCGCCTTTGGTTATCAAGCAATCAACGGCACTTCAACTGGAACATCAAACACAGCCATCGGATATATTGCGTTAAAAAGTTTAACATCAGGTTCATACAATAGTGCACTCGGTCTTAATGCTGGTAACTCACTAACCACTGGAAACCAAAACGTATTTTTAGGCTCTTATGCTGGTGGGAGTTTTACAACACAATCAAACAACGTAGCAATTGGATATTACTCGATGGTTAGCGCTACGTCATCCGATTTCAATACTGCTATTGGTCATTCAGCATTTCAAAACACAACAAGCGCCGGAGGAGGTGTAGCGGTTGGATACCAATCATTAAATGCAAACACGTCTGGAGATTACAATACTGGAATCGGTTACCAATCATTACGAAGAAACACAACCGGAGCATACAATACAGCGATAGGGCATAGAACTTTGGATGCAGCGATTTCCGCAACTGGTAACACTTCTATCGGTTGGGCATCATTGATAAATGCAACTGGAGGATACAATACTGCAATAGGTAAAAATGCTGGTTATAGTACAACTACTGGCACATACAACATTTTCATAGGCTCAGACCCATCGCTGTCTTCTGGTAATGGTATCACAACTGGGAACTACAACACCATCATCGGTTCACAAATAACAGGTCTCTCCTCTTCCCTCTCAAATACAATCATATTAGCAGATGGACAAGGGAATCAGAGGTTGTATATTAACAATATAGGAAATTTGGGAGTCAATACTACTTCTCCTACTTCACTCGGTTCTAATATTACAACTTTAGACATTGTAGGAAGGAGTGATGCTTTTACAGGTGGAATTTATTTTCGTTCTTCTGCAAACGCAGTAAGGGGATACATATACGGAACAAGTAGTTTGTTTACTATAGGTTCAGAAACATCTGTTCCTTTAACATTCCAAACGGCTGCAACTGAACAAGCAAGGATTTTTGCAAATGGAAACTTTGCCATTGGCACAACCACAGACGGGGGTTACAAGTTACAAGTATCGGGAACAACTCAAACAACTGCTTTACGAATTTCAAATGGTAGTGTAGTTTGTGATAACACATTTATTTCAGATGCCTTTGTTTTAGGAGGTTCTACCAATTTATGGTTCTACAATAATTCAAGTAAACAAATAAAAGCAAACGGAACTGATATTACTGTTTATACAACTGTCCCACAATTAAACACTCAAACTACATTTGTAATCAATGACGCAGGTTCAGCACCTACAGGATATAAAATACAGAAATGGATGACAGGTAGCGTTGAAAAGGCGTTCCTTGATAAGGATGGGAACTTTACAACATTAACAAGCGGTTTATTTGGTTCTATTGGAACTGTTAATGCATCCGCAGTTTTGGAGGCAACAAGCACCACAAAAGGTTTCCTACCTCCGAGACAAACTCAAGCACAACGCACCGCCATAACTTCACCAGCGGTCGGATTGATTGTATATCAGACAGATGCGACTGAAGGTTTGTATATTTACACCTCAACTGGGTGGGTACAATTATGATAGGAATATATAAAATAACATTCCCTAACGGGCATTATTATTATGGCCAAGCCATCAATATAAGCAGACGATTTTCACAACACAAAAGAGAATTCAAAAAAGGAACACATACAAATAAAAGGTTGCAAAATTGTTATCAAAAATATGGTGAGCCTATTTATGAAATCGTTGTAGAATGCGATAAATCCGAGTTAAACAAAATAGAATCAGAATATTTGTTTAAGCATATTGACAATGAATTGTGTTGCAATATGTGTAGAGAAGGAAGAAGCCCAAAAGGTATAAAAAGAAGTGATGAATTCAATAAAAAAATAAGTTTATACCAGCGAATGAATGGCAAGTCAAAGCCTGTTTATATGTTTAGCAGAGATAACATGGATATGCTTGGTAAATATGACACAATTCGTGATGCAGAAAAAGCTATCGGTGCCAATCCAAAAGATGTTCAAAAATCATGCAAATCAAATGGAAAATATAATGTTCGTGGTTACAAATTTATGTATGCTCAGCCTATTGATAATTTATTAAATCATATTACAAACATTGTAAACTTTTAAATAAAACACAAATGAAAAAAGCAATCTTCATTCTTTTCCTTGCCTTTGGCTATGGTGCAAATGCACAAACCATTGACAGTACTGTAACTAGTATTACAGCCGTTTACATTCAGCCTATTAAAGCTCAGTTTACGGATTCCCTAATGTCAACAAATCTTGGTGTACGGGTTATCGCAGATGACCTTAAAACAACCGCAACACTTTATTGGTGTTTGCTTATGTCAAATGGAGTTGTATCTGTTCAGGGAAATTATACTATGACAGGAGCTGACTACACTGCTTGGTGTGCTGCTTCAAACCCAGTTCCTTGTAACATCTGGCCGTTTACGGTAGTTGGCCGAGTATACAATCTAACATTTATTAACCCATCAAATTAATAACCAAATAAAATTAAACAAAATGAAAACTGCAATTAAAATTTCCATTTCCCTTTTTGTACTCATTGTTGTATTGTCATCTTTCAGTAATTTTACGAAGGGAAATCAGGATAAAACCTTAAAGTTTGAATTTACTGTAGATGAAGTAAATGTAATCTTTGAGGGTCTTGGAGAACTTCCCGCAAAAAAATCAGAAGGTCTGAGAATTAAAATTTATCAATCAGCACAGGAACAATTGAAATCGCAAGAGCAATCAGTTCCCAAGAAAAACTAATAAATAAAAATGGATACTCCAGCATCAGTAGGTAACGCACACGCAAGTTTATTGGTTTCAATTACTACAGCTGTTGTTTCTTTTGCTGACGCTGGGGAAGCCATGAAAAGCTTAGCCGGATTGATTTCAATTGTAGCTGGTATCATGGCTATTCGTTATTATTATCACGCAACTAAAAGTGTACAGAAATGAACTATACCAATTTAGTACTGTTTGCCCTTGGATTGTTCGGGATATTGATTCACAACTTAATTAAGGTTGACACAATCAATCGACAGTCAGAAGGGCATTTCGATTTCAAGAAGTTTATTTCTTTGGAATGGCCTTCAATCGCCATCAGTTTCTCAGTAGTTGGCGTATGTTTGATTGCTAAACATGAAGTAAAGCAGCTTGAAGAGGTAGGGAATTGGCTGGGCTTAGCCTTTGTTACTATTGGTTACACGGCTCAATCTATTGTATACAAATACTTGGGAACTGCCGAGAAAAAAATAAAGGGAGATGCATAAGAAAGCTATTATATACTTTCTGATTTCGGTTACTTGTTTTTTTATTGCAACTAGTTGTAATACTGAAAAGCGTCTACAGAAAGCAGAAGTATTGTTAGCTTCAAAAGGCCGTCTACCCGAAGTTTGTGCCGCTCGATTTCCCCCAAAAGATTCTATAGTATACCGTGATAGCGTACATTTTGATACTCTGTATACGAGTATATATTCGGTTGACACATTGGTATCGAATGATACTATTAAAGTGGTTACAACACTTCCCTCCAAAGTAGTAACAAAAGAAGTAATCAAGTTCCGTGAGATATATCGGGAAAACACGGCTAAAGTAAATGATTTAGAAAATAAATTGTCTGCGTGCAATTCCCAATCTGCAAATTACTCAATAGAACTAGTAAAGTTACGAGCTGAATCTAGTAAATTGGGTTCATTAGCTAAACAAAGATTGTGGTTCTTGTGGATTTTCATTTTGGTTGCATTGGTCATTACCTTCCGTAAAAACATTATTAAACTAGTAAAAACAATTTTATGAAATTTATTCCGAGCCTTGTTGCATTGGCTGTTGCTTTCCTATTTACGTATTTTGGATTTATTGAAACTCAGCCTTGTGATTTGGATGCGATTTTTTTAAGTTGCCGACTGAACCCATTTACTTTGTTTGACCTTATCGGGTGCGTTTTGTTTTATGGAGGATGCCTATTGATTTCATCACTTCCCTTGCTTGAGAAAGTTGAGTTGTATAATCCAGAGGGAAGTTCTGCTTGGAACATAGCGTTCTTTGTAGCAATGGTTGGAGGAGTAGTTTTAATTTGGAATTTGTAATGGATGGTATACGTTGCCGAGATATTGATGTTGCTACTAAATGTAGCGATGGCTTGGCATCATTCTTCTCTCATTAAAGAGGGAAGACCTATTAAACATGGTTGGTGGGGGTTGCTATATTTCGGTATAGCCTTCCCCATTTGTTTTTATTACAAGTCCGTATTATTATTTGTGTGCTTCTTGTTTATTCGCAAGATATTTTTTGATATCAGTTTGAATCTATTTAGGGAACTGCCGACATTCTATGTAAGCAAATCCACCACTTCCCTTATTGACAGGTTACACAATAAATTATTTGGGTATAGTAGTGAAGTTTATATGTTAATCTATTTAGGATTACTAATTACATTAAATCTATTCTTATGAACTTAAAATCCCTTGAACATAAATTACCGCCAGCTATCTTGGATGAGTTGCCATCGCTTGAGAAGTACGGATTAAATACGGATTTGAGGTTGGCGCATTTTCTTTCACAATGCCACCATGAAAGCGGAGGCTTCAAAACATTTAGAGAAAACCTGAGTTATTCCGCAGAGGGGTTGATTAAGGTCTTCCCCAAATACTTCCCTACAATACAAGTTGCTAAACAATATGAACGCAACCAAGTAAAGATAGGTAGTAAGGTATATGGTAGCCGTATGGGAAATGGTGATGAGAAATCTGAAGACGGGTACAAGTACAAGGGAAGAGGTGCGCTCCAACTGACAGGTAAAGATAATTACAAGGCGTTCAGTGATTTTGTGGGGGAAGATGTGGTAGCCAATCCAGACCTTGTGGCGTCTAAATTTCCCCTTACATCAGGGGCGTGGTTCTTTAAAAAGAATAACCTATGGGCTATCTGCGATTTGGGAAATGGTGACGAAGTAGTTAAACAATTGACCAAGCGAATCAACGGAGGTATGCACGGTTACGATGACCGCCTCGCTAAATTCAAAATGTATTTAGGTTTTGTTCAGCCAAAGTAACATATGGGTTGTTTCCCTTGCGGTATTTTTTAGCATGGTATTCGTAGGGCTATCTGTTCATTACGTAAACAAGCTATTCGCTTCCCATACCAAAGACCTATTAGTTAGGTTTATACTAATCATATTCGCCTCGCTGGTTGCGGTCTTTATCATTGACAAAGTGGTAGCGTTTAAGATTCCGCTTCTATCAGATAAACAGAACGATGAGTTGTTTGACCTTATCAAGACCCTGACCCTTATGATTTTTTCTTATTACTTTGGTAGTCAAAAGAATTCTAAGTCGGACTAATCCACGCATTATCACCAAGTATTATTTGTTAAAAATTGTATAACTATATTTGTGTAGTTAACACTTCCCAATTGAAACATTCATCTTCATTCTATTACGACGTGGACTTCGGTACTGAAGCCGAGGACTGGGTGAAAGACATATTCACGGGCGGTTACAAGGTCGAAGTAAAGTGCGACCGAATCGCTCACAAAACAGGAAACATTTTCATTGAGGTTTATTCGCGTGGGAAGAAGTCAGGCATCTCAACAACCGAAGCCGATTATTGGATTTATGTTATTCAAGAGCGGGAAGTCATGTATCTGATTCCCGTTGAACACCTGAAGGAACTATGCAAGAAGTTCCATGACCCGAATCGTGGGTTTGTAAAAGGGGGAGACAACAACACCTCGCTTGGGGTTTTGATTCCCGTAGTGGCGTTGGTAAAATAAAAAGCCCCACCCGTAGAAACGGGCGGGGGTAAACTAACACACTATGAAAACAAAACCTAACTAAAATATCATTATGATTTCCCCTATCATCCAAGACCAATATGCAACACCAATAAGTAGGGAAGTCGCGCCTAAGAGCATAGATAGTATTTTCATGTTGTTTCTTTGTTTTTGGTTAGCCAATCATAAAAGTAATCTGCAAGTTTTATCACATCGTCTGCGAATCCCTCATGTTTCTGGGTTGCCAATATAAGTGCGAGTTGTCGGTCTGTTAGATTGCTAACAATGATGTTTTGTTTTTCTTTCATACTACTTTTGTTTTGTCGGGGTTCTCGCCTTTGTAGTTGTCCAATGAGGCAACAATCTTCCCAGTGATTGGGAACTTGTCAAGGAACTGCTTTGGGGAGTAGGACTTCCCCTTATACACATACTTACGTTCTCCGTTAGTATCGTATACATATCCCGCAGTCCGATGAGCGGTCATGTTCTTGCAGTATTCTGAATAGGTTAATAGCTTCATTGGTTTATCTTTTTTACTTTACGATAGACGGGGAATCCAAACACATAATAGGTTGTCTTTTTGTACCTATCAATCTCGGGGAAATTCCATACATCGAAATACGTCACGAACTTGTAATAGATTTTCCTATGTGCTATTCGTTCGTGCTTTCTGATGACCGATGGTTTGTCGTGCCAGTAGGTCATGTCGTCGGGGAAGTGGTTGTCCATTGGGTTAGTATTTAAGGGTTAATTGTAATTTATTTTTGGCGGTTGAGTTTCGTAAATGATGACATCAAAATCCCCTGCCACTCGAGATTCAATTTTAGTTGCAAGTTCCATTGCTTTTGCAAATGCCTTGGGTTCGTAATAGTAGTCATCAACTGAGGCATCAACGTCAAAGCTGAAACAATCAACGAATCTAAGCGTTTCTTCATTGTCTTGCTCACGATAGTATACCGAGTACTTGGGCTTTTCCCCGATACGTTCAATAAGTTTTACTACTGCTTTCATATGTTTTGTTTTTAAGATTCGGGATATAGTTTATTGTATATGTGGTTAAGTGCTGACCCGATTGCAGCGATTCCCGTCCACATTAGTATGAATTTTATTAGCATGGTAGGTCATGTATGATTGCTTGTTTTTGTTTTGGGGTTAACTTATCCGTGAGGTCGATGCCGATACCAGCTATCACTACCTCGACCGATAGTAGGTTGATGTCTTCTTCCACGAATGTGTGGATGCCGTGGCACTCCTCGGTACGTGTGGTTCGGGAGTACTCGTAGGTGACAAGGAGTTCTGCTCCTTCGATGATGTCGGTTTTGAAGTTTGTAGTCATGTGTTTTGTTTTTTATATAACGGGAATTGGTGAGGATTATTGTGCGAGGAATTCATAAAAATACTGTCTACGTCTTGCCTCGTCGATTTGTTTTTTCAGTAGTTCTATTTTGTTGCGAAGTGCGTACGGATTTGGGGTTTTGCCCGATTCCAATTTGCGAATGAGTGCTTTGAGTTGTTGTTCTTTTTGTGCCGTTGTCATTGATTGGGTAATTTAATAGTTGGTAAATGTGTGTTATCCATTCGTTGTACGAATTGCATGGGTGTTCGGGGTATGTGGTTTTCATCTTAGTGATTGTTTAAGTTCATCAATTGTGATTCCTGCTTCTTCGCATAGCCATTCGGTGATTGCCTTTACCTCGGATTCCCTACAAATAACATCCGATGAGGTGCTGAATACATTGGACGTGGGGGCGAAGGCGAAGATGATTTCGTACGGGCATTCCAATCTGCCTTCCAATACCTCATCAACAAGGCGGTTGAATTTATGCTTCCAAGGTACGTCATCGTAGTTACCCGTTGACCACCCGCTTGCTAGGTTTGTGTATCCGTCACCGATTTGTGAGTCCCAGTACCCCCGCCATCCGTCAGTACGGACGTACTTGAATTCAGGAACTGCCTTGCAGTCGGCTTCCTCAAAATATTCGGTATCTTGGTATCCGAATTCAGAACACCATAGGTACTTGTCTACTTCCCCTCGCAAAGTGGTAATAACTTGGCATGGATATTCCCATGCTGATTGCTCACAAGATTCGCATATCTCTTCGCCCGAGCGGGTGAGGTAACTGCCATCGCAATTCGTATCAATCTCCGATTGACAAGATGCACATTTGATGATGTTTGTTGGTTCCATTGTGTGTGTTTTTTATGGTTTGGGAATTGGTTATTTTGTATCAATTGAATATAGATATTCGAGCATACATTCGTATTCGGGTTGGTTGGGGTCATTGTATTTTGAATCGCAATACTTCCCGTACTCATCGCATACAATACCATATAATTCATCGTACTCAATCTCGTTTGGGATTACCGCGTTGTACAAATTACTAAACAAGAAGAATGAATAGTCGCAGTAAGGTCGGTTCAATGATGTGTTGTTCATGGTGTTTTGTTTTACTGGTTATAAAATCATCAGAGATTCAATCTCGTTTTGTAAATACTTGGTTGCTTGATGAAGTACCTCTTCATCCGATATCCTCAATATATGACCCGAACGAAGTTCGATGTATAGATTGCCGGAATCAGTTAATACTCGGATGTCGTTTTCTTCCGCAATGGTGTCCAAGCTTAATTTTGCGTAGTTAAGTGTTTTGCTGTTCATAGTGTTTTGTTTTATTGATTAACGAATAAGTAAACAATGTTATTGTGTCAGGGAAGTGTTAAAGAATAACCCGAATGCGTCTGCCTTGAGTTCCCTCCCATTCAACATTCAGTCCGTTGTTTTTTAGAATGCTCACAATCTCTTCCCCATTCCCAGCCCAAGCAAGATATACATCTCCGTCTTTGTCCATCCGTTGTTTGTCTTGTGCATGGTAAAATACTGCCCGTTCTGATTTGTCATCGGGGACTGATGCCCAACCGCACGATTGACAACATTTGTGATTTTGACGTGCGAAATAACCTACTTTGCGTAGTTCTTTGAATGCTTTAGTTAATTGTTCTTTTTTCATGGTGTGTTGTTTTTTATATTAACGAATAAGTGTGTCCGATTATTGTGTTAGGGAAGTGTTAATGCTATTTTTTATTTTCCGTACGTACGCAATTGAGCATTCTGATACGTACGCAAGGAAGTTGACCGAGTGGTCGGTAGTGGAGATTAGTTTCTCCAATACTTCCCGCTTACTACACTCATCACCGCTCAGTACTTTGTCAGCGATGAACTGCTCAATTGCTCTTGCTCTCAATGTAGGGAAAGGGTTGTTAAGTGTTGGGTTGTTGTTCATGGTGGTTTGTTTTATGGTTTGGGAAATGTTAAGAGTGTGCATCGAATTCTTCGTACAATTCCTCTGCGGTCTTTTCATTGAACGTATCATCGTCAAAATAGTAGGCGATTTGTTTATCTAATTCCTCTGCATCTCCTTCGAAATTAAGTTCAGCGAGAAGGTCTCCGAGTGTCTCGGTTGCGAATAAGTATCCGTTGTGGCTCTTTACTTGGTAGGTTTCGCCACGGAAATTGATTGTGTTGTTCATTGTGTTTTGTTTTTTGGTGGGAAGTGTTGACACTCCCCACCGATTAGTTAATTAGAAATCCGATACTTTGTACTGAACATCATACACATTAGTTGGCTCGTAATACTCATCGTAAGCCTGTTCTAACGCAATGGTGTTAGCATCTTCGATATTGGTTGCCTCTACTTCAATTTCTTTCATCGCATATTCGATGCGGATTACTTGTACTTTGTACTTTTTCATGGTGTTTTATTTTTTATATAACGGGAATTGTTCCCGATTATTGTGTTAAGATGGCTTCGTTTTTTAAATAAAATAACACCCTAACATAAAAATGTATTTGATTTATGTTGTCTATCGCTCCGTGTTCGCTTGATAAATCATTTATCGTTTCGCTTAATTTATTTTTGAGTTCGTTTATCCCTCCCAATTGCTGTATACCATAATTTGCATAATCGCGAATTTCTTTGTTAGATTTTTTCATGGTGTTTTGTTTTTGTGGTTATTAATGTAAGTTACTAAACAACAATATTGATACCAAATTTATTTTGTTAGGGAAGTGTTAAGGTAGAAAATGATGGGGGTCAGTACTTCCCGACCCCCATCGGTCACACACTATGCAAGAGATAAGATGCTATTGAACGCTTGGTTGTCAATTCCCAACCCAGTGCCAACATATTTGGACTCAAGGCGGGCGTTGTCACGCTTGGGTACGGGTAGCTTGTGGGAAGTGTAGTGTGTCACTCCGCTGAATAGACCCCACAACGTGTCACCCTTGCTACGCATCTCCGTAGCGATTGATTCCAAGAGTTCGCCCGAGCGGTTGATAGCATATGTGCTATATTGTTCCTTCGCTTGGGAATTGGTGAGGGTGATGTCCACGTCCGTTACTTCCCGAACAATACGAGCGATGTTTTCCTTGGTCACGGCAACCTCCGAGAGGCGGATAAATTGGTCGAAGATAGACCGCTCTTGGTCAGCAATTCCCACCACTTGGCGAATGGATGCCTCTACCTTATCGTGGAGCGACTGGGTGTGCTTTGCCGACTGCTGAAGTTCCCGACCCGCTGATGCGAACGTGTTCCGGCAACATATGGTGAAGTTTACCGCTCCCCATTTAAGGGCAGTCGTGCCATCGTGTCCGTTGATGCCTGTCACGAACCCTTTCACGGAAGTGCCGTTTTTACCGATGCCTGTAATCTCGTTGCCTGTGTTCAATTGGAGGTAGACCTTCCCGCCCCCATTGAATGAACCGCCCGAATGGATGCTATAGCCTGTCTTCTCGGAGATGCGGATGAGGAGTTCAGCCAGTTCGCTATTTTGAAAGGGAACATAGCCGTCCTTACAGGTAGCGAAGACCTTGCTATTGTCCTCCCGAACGATACCGAAGAAGCCTGTGCCGTTGCCATTGGGGAGGAGGAGTTCCTGTTTGCTCACTTCCCACCGCAACCCATAACGGTCAAGGAGGTCGGCTACCGCCTCACGATTTTCGGGGTTGGATACTTGCGTTCCGCTGAACGCGTTGCTGAGGATGTTGTCTGCGATTGTGTTGTTCATGGTGTGTGTTTTGTGTATTAACGAATAAGGGTGTTTTGTTATTGTGTTAGGGAAATGTTAAAGGGAAAATTTGTCCGCTATCAAGTTGACCGCTTTAAGGGCGATGAAGAGGACTACGATGAGCCACCAAGGGGAGAGGTCTTTTTGCTTTTTCATTGGTTTGTGTTTTTAGGGTATATATAACTTGAGTTATTGGTGATAAATCCTTCAAAGTGTGCTTCTACACGTTTGTTCCATCTTTTTTCCGCTATAGAATGAACTCCCGTATACGCTGAAATGAAGTAGAATCTATCGGTGTCCTTTCTCACTTGTATGCCAGAAAATGCAGTATAAACGTGCGTGGTATTTGCTATCAATTTAGCAATGTTCTCTTTTTTCATTTTGTGGGGGTTTGTTGGTTTTCTAAATAGTCATCGAACTGCTCACCCAATCCGAGAATGTTAATAGCCATAGCCAGTCCGTTGTATGTGTCTTGCAACCACCTATGGGTGGCTTTGGTGTTTTTCTTGCTCAATTGGGTGTCAAGGTGCTTCCCTTGGGCGAATAGGTCAAGGATTTGCTCTTGTGTTACGTTGTACTTTTTCATGGTGTGTGTGTTTTAAGGTTTGGGAACTGGGAGCGGAATCGAACCGCTCCTTCAACCATTCAGTTCGGGGGGGGTATTCCCTCTTAAATTAAAGAAAACGAGCATAGATACGGCGTAAGCCTAACTGACCGCCGAACTTAAAAAGAGCCAAAATGAGAAGCCCAATGCCGAATGCAAAGCCAATACTTCCCAAGATTACAATTGCTTCAATTGGTAATGATGCGATGATTTTTTTCATAACGTGTGTGTTTTATTGGTTAACGATTGGTTGGTGTGTTTTATTGTGGGGGAAGTGCTGACACTTCCCCCGATTAATCAATCAAGGTCGTTGATGCGTTCACTATCATCTACCGACTCCGTTATGTATTCGAAGTGATGCTTCTTACATAACTTCTCCAAGGCGGGGAGACAAACCGCATACGTTTCCTCGTCATCGAAAATAGCGACCAATTCTGCGTACTTGGGGCTGTCCATTTCGAAATAGACCTTTACCATAGTGTGTGTGTTTTGATGAGGAACTGATGGCGGGAACGACCCGCCTTCGCTCATTGCTATCAGTTCTGGGAGGCACGACTAATTAATTAATCTCTTGCGATGTAGTAAACAATTCCCTTCTCATCATCAATCTCCAATTCGTGGTCAATTACGTTGATGATGTTTTGGGAATCTTCGTGAGATATGTTCATTCTCACCTGTTCCCGACCTACACTAAGATAGAGTGTGTAGGTAAATGTGTTTAAATCGTAGGACACTTGGTCAATTGTTGCTTTCATAACGTGTGTGTTTTATGGTTAAGACAATGAAGCGGGGGAAGTGTTCCCTCCGCTTCCGTGTTTCGGCTATTTTAAGCCTCATCAGTTAACCTCGGTACAACAATTGCAAATCTGCTAATGGGTTGCCGTTTTTGTCGCTCATTGTGTATATCCTTTTACCTTTGAATGGTAGAGGTGCTGGTTCGTTTCGGTCAGACCCTATGTAGTGAATTCCCGCAAAATTATACAACCAAAGGCTGTTTTTTTCTGAGGTCAATCTTATTTGCGAATTCGGTAAAAGGTGTTGGGCTTTGATTTTTGCAAGGTGCAAAATTTGCTCGGTAGTCATATGTGTGTGTTTTATGGTTAAGACACGGATTCAAGTTTAACCCGAAGGTCAGAGGCTTGGTCATTCAAAGAGCGGTGGGGTATCATCCCCTCATCAACAATACAAATATACACCCGATTAACTACTAAACAATAGAAAAAGCCAACTATTTTGTTAAAGAAAAGTTAACAAAAACGGATAAAATTGACCAATTTTGTATGTGGTTGATAATCAATGATTTATAAGGTCAAAAAATGCCATTTCCTCAAATTTCGATTATCTCGGTGCGGGTAAGGGTGTAATACCAAAAAAAAGATACGCGAAATTTGGGGTGTTTCCGTGCGTTTAAAACGATTTTGATTTACAATGGAATTTCTGTTAAAATATTCCTAAACAACTAAACAAGGAATATGACAAATATGTCACAATTGAGATTACCAAATATTTTTTGCGTATTTGCAAAACTTTAACATTTGGGGTGTTTTTTAAGTAAAAATACTTAGCCGTTTATTTGCCCAAGGTTCGATTATCTACTAAACAATAAGGGTAAGATACCACAAAAAAGATACGCGAAATTTGGTGCGTTTACGTGCGTCTCATTCGATTTCGATTTGCCAAACATTTTCTGTTAAAACTTTCCCAACATTTCCCTTAACAGACCTTTAATACTTCCCCTCTTCCCATACCATAACAAACATACACCAAAGGGAGAAGCCGAGCCATTCCCCCCGACCCTTGGCATCCCGACCCCGACCTTGCCCCTCCACTTCCC